CGTCGCCGTCGCCGTAGCCGTAGCCGTTGCCGTAGCCGTAGCCGTCGCCGTAGCCGTAGCCGTTGCCGTAGCCGTTGCCGTAGCCGTTGCCGTTGCCGTTGCCGTAGCCGTCGCCGTAGCCGTAGCCGTTGCCGTAGCCGTTGCCGTCGCCGTAGCCGTTGCCGTTAATTAGCATTGATAATCAGCCACACTTTCTATGCTTATTCGTGCTTTTTCTGTGCAAGGAATAACCTCTATTGCTTCTGTTAGCAATATTTTGTCAATTTTTGTTGTAAACTTGCAATCATTTGGTTTTGTTGTGCCACTTTTTGCAAGTTCCGACAATGTAAATGCTCCTGCCCATTTCCAAAGACGGCGTGAATTTCTCAAAATTACTTCTTTACCGTTGCGTTCTTCAAGATAGCCTGTGTGAACACCCGCAGAATATGTGCGAATTATTACATAGTCCATACCGTCAAGCTGTTTAGCTTTTGCTTCTTCTACTTCTGATTTTGGCACATATACTATGCCGTTCAATGTGATTTCTTTCATAATTAAAACCTTTCTTGCCTGTCAATCATCAGTGCAAGGTGGCAAATCCTTACAGACGGCTTTACGCCGTTTCGACTATTTTTGTATCAACAATATTATTTTTTCTTACCTTAAACCAATCAAAGTAATAATAGTTTTCGGTTTCTTTTATAAATCTTCCTGTAATTGATACATCAGCTTCACGCAACGGTTTTGTGTGTAACTTAATATGCTTTGTTACTTTGTATGTTTCACCTATTTTCACTTGTTATCACCCTTTCTTATAATGTTTCGTTTCGGCACATTAAGGGTGGCGTGAACCGCCCCTTGTGTTACTCTGCGTTGTTGTTTTCCATTTCAAGTATTCTTTCTCTTACTTCTGCTAACTGCTCGTTATACATCTTCAATATATTTTTTTCGTGTACTATTCTTTTAAATAATGAATCATCAACCAACCTTAAAAGCTGATATTCTGTTATTGTTTTCAATTCTTTCATTGTTGTGTACCTCTTTCTTTCTGCAACTTTGTAGGTGTTGCTTGCCTTTCTTTATTGTATCTATATTATACTGCCATAATATTACAATTTAAATTCGCATAATAACCAAAGATAGAAAAATATTATGTATATGTTGCACAAAGGGTACAAAAGCTAACAAAATGACACATTTTCGTTAAAAAGATAAGGGCAATTGCCCTATAACATCTCAAAAATTTTGCTTATATATCTTTCAAATTCTATATATGTAATTAATCCAAAATCAACGGCTATTTCTACTGCTCCGAGTGCTTGAAATGCTAACGCCTTTTTATGCTCTTTATTCCTTGCATTTTTAGCTAATTCAATATCAAACGACAATCTATCTTGTATGGTGTTTCCTCTGCTGTTAATCAAAATTTGTGACACCTCGTTATCATTTACAGTATATTGCTAACTTTCGTTATCATTATACTACTATAACTATTTTTAATCAATCGGCAATTTTCACAAAATATAATCACAATGTTACATATATGTTTCATAATTCTACACAATGTAAACAAAGTGTGCTAAAATGGTGCTATCGCTAAATATTTAATAAGAGGTGAAAAAAATAGTGTGTACTATCGGCACGAAACTGAAAACATTAAGGAAAGGCAGAAAACTAACGCAACAAGAATTATCCGAAAGAATGGGGTTAAGCCGTGCCACTATAAGTAATTATGAGGTCGGGCGTCGTTCGCCACATTTATCCGATTTACGCCGCTTTGCTGAATTTTACGGCGTTAGTCTTGATTACTTCGGCGTTACTACAACAGACGAAAGTTTTGAGTTGTTAAGCCGTGCAAAAAGCATTTTCCTTAATGAAACTATCCCAAAAGAAGAAAGGGAACATTTATACAAGGAAATAATGAAAATGTATTTGAATATGAAATAAATTCAAAGAATACAATTTTTTTGTATTCTTTTTTTATTGACAAAATTATATTAACATAGGAAATTTATCGTTACAACAACTTTTTAGATACTTTGAGCATAAAATTTTTACTTTTAAGATACAATAATGCTATGCTATTCTACAAAGGAGGTGATTAGTATTGTCCTTAACAGTAGGTGAAAAAATCAAAAAGTACAGGCTTGAAAAGGGAATGACGCAAGAGGAGTTAGGAAAGGAGTTAGGCGTTGGGAGGGCGGCTGTGCAGAAATACGAAAGCAATCAGGTACAAAACTTAAAGTCCGCACATATCAAAAAATTATGCCACCTATTCGACAAAGTTCCGTGGGATTTTATCTTTGACGGTTACACGGAACATATCGAATGTAGTATGACACATACCGTTGCATTGAGAAACGCTTTCGGCGATAAAGCAGAGGATTTATTATTGCCATTAGCAAAACTGAATAAAACAGGGTTAGATAAAGTGCGTGATTACATTGCAGACATTATAAAAATAGAGGAATACCGCAAATAGGGGGCAAATAATGAACGAACGAACAGGTTTATATGCAAGATATTCTGACACAAAACAGGACGACGGATATTCGATTGAATATCAAATGTCCGAGTGCCAAGATTATTTGAATAAACAAGGATTGTCGTTGACTAAAACATATATAGACCAAGCAATAACAGGTACAAAGGTTGCAGGGCGTGAAGCGTTCCACGAATTGATAAATGATGTTAAAAATGAGTTGATAGATATAATTGTTGTCTATAAATTTAGTCGTATATTCCGTAACGCTTACGAAAGCCACAAATACAGAAAATTATTCAAAAAGCATAATGTACGGTTAATCTCAATTACTCAACTTATGGACGACGATACAAGTGCAGGACGACTAATGATAAATGTACTTGCAGATATAGACCAATTCCAAAGTGAAACTATATCAGACTTTGTAAAATCAAGTATGCGGGAAATGGCAAAGCAAGGTTATTTTACGGGTGGTACTGTTCCCTATGGGTATAAATTAGAAACAGTATTTGATAACGGAAAGAAGAAAAAGAAAAGGTACACGCCTGATGAATTTGAAAAAGAGGTTGTAAAGAAACTATTTGAATTGTATGCAGATAACTATTCCTTGAAATATTTGCAAGATTACACTAAAAGCATAGGGGCTTCAACAAGGCAAGGAAAGCCGTTCGGTATTACTTCCATTGCCCGAATGTTGCGAAATGATTTTTATATTGGTGTATTGAGATACAACGCACAAGGTCACGAACCGATTGTTGTATATGATGTTATTCCACCTATCATTGATAAAGTGTTATGGAATAGAGTGCAACAACGGCACAAAAGCCAAAACTATGTAAAACCTCGCAAACGCAAAGACTTATATTCTTTGACAGGGAAAATAATATGCAGAAAATGCGGAAAGCACTTTTTTGGGATAAGAAGTGCAAGCGTACAGCGGGGCAAAAAGTACGACTATAAATACTATGTATGTTCCACAAGTAAAACATACGCCGAGTGTACTTGTAAGAGGGTAAGAAAGGATTTTTTAGAAAAAACTGTATTGAATGAAATCAAGAAACACATATTAAACGAAAAAGCGATTTATCAAATTGCAAATGAGATTATAGCAAAATTAGGTGAAAATCCTGACAGCCAAAAAAATAAACTTAAACAACTAAAAAAAGAATTATCTACTGTAAAATCTCAAATATCCGAGTTATTAGAATTAAGGTCATTGAAATTAGTCAACAATGCTTATGTAGCTGAACATATGAAAAAATATGAGGAAAGAGCAAAAGAAATTGATATACAGATTATGTCTATTGAGCAACAAACAAAAATGACAATTTCCCACGCTATGATTGTTGACTATCTTAATAAAATGATGTCAATATCCGACACGACAGATGATGAAGTCCTACAAACAATTTTTAATAATTTTGTAGAGAAAATCGTAATTGATAATGAGGTAATAGAGGTATTCCTCTTTACCTCCCCTACCACCGAACAAATTGGGCATAAGCTACCGCACGGACAGCCTGAATGGAGCTTATACACAAAAGCAAAAAGATAAGCGGGTGTAATAATGAATTGCATTATATATGCAAAAAACGCAAACAACATAACCGTTTTTGAACAGCATAATGTTTGTGCAGAAAAAGCCAAAAGATACGGCTATTCCGTTGCACATAGAATTTTTGATATAAGAGGGGATAGATTTACAGAAGCTATAAACAAGGTCATTGCAAATGATGATATTGAAATCCTGCTCGTTTATAATAAATGGGTGGTATTTAAAGATTATGACGAATTTCTTTTTTACTACATTTATTTAAAGAAACTCGGTAAAAAGCTGATTTTAGCACAATAGCCAAAATTAAAAGAGGGGTTTATTTTCCCCTCTTTTTTTACTTTATTTTTCTGTATCTAATAATCAACTCTTTATCTTCTATAATGTCCTCCATTTTACAGTCAAGGGCAAGGCACAAACTGCACAATGTATCTAATTTTGCATTGTCTATACTTCTTGCGTCCTGCTCATAACCTTGTACGGTGCGTTTCGCTACTCCTGATATAGCCGCTAATTCTGCTTGTGACAATCCTTTTTGAGTACGCAAAACTTGTAATTTGGTTTCTTTAAGTCCTTTTTCTTCTCTGATTTTTTTTGCTTGTTCAGGGGTCATACCTCTTTTTCTCATTAAATCACCTTCTTAATTAATTAACACATAACCGTTATTTTCAGCCGTTCTATAGGCTTGCTTTGTTTCTTCTTTTAAGTAATTATCCAATGCAGGCATATAGTTATCACTTTCTATTGCGTTTAAATACTCGTCCACATCATCAAACGCCTTTAACAGTAAATATGTTCTTCTGTAATTTGGGTCTGTATTTGTGTGGATTGTAGGGTCAATAACTTTGTTGTTTTCGTCAATGATGAAACAATGACGGCAATAAATGCCCGCCATTGTTTCAACATAACCATACGCAACTTGCCATTCACCGTTACGGAATTTACTAATATAATTCGTTACCACATTGAACACATTGTTATAGCATTGCTTAAACTTAATATCTTGCTTGCAACTTTCGTAAATCTCTTTGCTTTTGTCATAGTCAAGGAAATACCTATTCATTTTGACCGCTACCCTCAATAAGTTTGTATGAGTAATTGTAACTGTATGAGCCTTCTTCCTTTTCAATACTCAATCTGTCACCGTACTTTTCAATTAACGCTTCTTTGTATTCTTCTTGCACCATATTATTTCTTGTGTGACCGATAACATCAATATACATTTCAATCTTGTTGCCCTGTTCTAACGCTTTACACGCCTTATTAAATGACAACGGATTGAAATAGTTCTCGCCATTTACAAGCATTGCATACACACCCTTTAGTTATTAAATGCACTCATTACAAAATCAATTTGTTCATCTGTTAAATCTGTAAAATCGCCTTTGCCATTGTCAGCAACAAAAATAGCCGTACCATTGATAGTATCGTGACCTAACCCAAAGTTTACGGGTAGCCCTTGTAGCTTACCTTCCTCGTTACAAACAAGGCAAACGCCTAAATCAATACTAACAACTTCAATGTAGCCACCTACAAGCGTTTGAAACACCTGTAAATTATTTTCTACTTCTGTTACTTTCGGTTCTTGTGATACTTCTTTTAAAATGATTTTCATTTTATAGCCCCCTTTTTTATCTATATTTATTGTATCATAATTGTAGTATAATGGCAATAGGTATAAAGGCGGTTTTACCCGCCCTGCCTTTCTTATTTCTTGCCTTTGTACAATAATGGTTCGATATACTTCTTGTAGAGTGCTTCGGCTTCTTCATCTGTTAAGCTGTCGTCGCCGTTGTCAATGATTTCAATTTTTTCATCATCAACATTGTAAAAATTGAGCTTGCCTTTAATGGGAAACGGTTTAATCACTCTTATATCTGTCAACTGCCAAGCGTATAAATTATTGTCTAAATCGCTTCTATCAAGCCCAAAATCACGGTAATTTTTCGGCGTTACCTTTGTAATATCGTTAAGCCTTACAATGCAAAGGGCGTGACCGCAAATTGTATTTTTGATTTTCGGGTTTGCACTACTGCAAATCAGTAAATCACCTCTGTAGTCAGTTTGCCAAGTCCTAAACTCAAATTCTTTCTCACCGCATAAAATCATATGTGCATAGGGGTTTCTAATTGATATTGCTTTCATTCAATCACCTTTCAATATTAAATTTTCAGCGGGGTTGTGACCGCCAAAGGCTTGTGCCTTTGCCCGCATTACCCGCCCTTTCGGGCGGTCACTCTGCGTTAGAAATAGCAAATTTCATTCTTTTCATTCATATATCTTTCGTGCGTTAATTTTGCAAACTCTAAACCTGTGAAAACAATCTGTAAAGGGTGTAGCCCTGCTTCTTTCTTACCGTTGGTGAAATCTGCGTATTTTCTTCTTGTGCCGAAATTATCATTTTTTACGATAATATCACCTCTACTATCGCCGAAATTAATAACTACGGCTTTCACGAACTTATTTACATTTTTGTGATTTTCTTCTACATCAAATACATTTTTATAGATTTTTGTTGTTAATTCTTTTTTCATAATTATTTACCTCTTTCTTTCTGCACTTTGTAGGTGTGCTTACCTTTCTTTATTGTGTCTTTATTATATCGTCATTGTGTTATAAAGTCTATTCGCATTTTCACCAAAGATAAAAGAATTATTTTGTGCAAAATGCTACATTTGTAGTACAAAGAATTAGAGCATTACTGCTCTAACTCTTTGATAATGTTCTGTAGTGCATACTTTGCATTATTGGTTAATTGTCTTTGCCATACGCCATTGGAAGGCGACCACCTGAAACCGTTTTGCTTCAAAACTGTTCTTGTGTCTGCGTCGGGCTTGCCGTCAAATTTAAGCTGTAAACGCATAATTTCAGCGTTTTCAACAACTTCAAATAAATCTGTCTTGTATTCGTCTTTCGGCTGTTCTGTGGCTGTTTCTGCCGCTTCTTTCAGCCTTTCAAGCTGTTTAATTCTCGCTTTTGTATTTCTGATTTTTGCGTTGTTGTTTGTCAACGCATACGGCGGGAATGGTACGCCGTACATACTTTCTTTGATAGCCTTGTCAAGCTCTGTGGCTCTTTCATCTGTATAATCTTTATAACCTTTCAGCGTTTTGTGCTTTCTGTAATAAGCGTTTACCGCTTTCATTTCTGTTTGTAATGCTTCGGCTTTTTCAGCTTTCTTTCTCAACTGCTCTAAAGCGTCGGCTTCCCCTGACTTAATAATATTTGTACCTCTTAATAGCCCGTTGATTTTTTCGGGGATTTTTTGGATTTCATCATATAACTGATAATGTCTGTCTTGTGCGGCGTTCTGCTTTTCTTTCTTTCTTACGGGAAAATTACTACCGCCACTAATCATCACGGACGGACACATCATTTCAATTCTGAATTGCTTGTTATACCATTCAGCAAGGCGACGGGCGTATCTGTCTGCCATTGTCGCCCCTTTTTCTTTCAAGTCGTCGGGTAACTTATCAACAAGGCTGTAGCACTTGTCAACTTGTGCTCTATATTCTGCCGTTTTACTGCCGTGCTGATAATCGCTAAAAGACCAACATTCACGGGCTTGTCTTGCGGCGGTTTCGTTAATTTCATAGTATTTCATTTTTTAACCCCTTTCATTTGCTTCTGTTCTTGTCAAGAATATCTTTTCGCCGATTTCGTTCATATCATAATATCGCTTATAATCTTTTAATTTTGCATTTTTTACGGTTGAAACGGCTATTCGGTTGCCTACCCACCCCCATAAATACCATTTTTGAATTGTGCCGTCTTTTTCTTTCGTATAAAGCGTTTGATTATTATTCATCATTAAAAACCCCTTTTCTTTCTTCTTTTTCTATTTCAGCCCCACAATAAGGACAATGTTTAATTCTTATCATTTGCAAGCCGTCTTTACTTTCAATAAGCGTATAGGCTGTTATGTCGTGTAAATAAATCTGCATACGCTCTTTTAACGCCTGCTTTGTATATTTGTAGCTATCGTCACAAATATGTTTATAGCCCTCTTGACTGTCTTTATCTCTTACTAACATATTTTATCATACCTTTCATAAATGTTTCGTTTTGACGCATTGCAAGGGCTGTAAAGCCCTTGCTTTTCAGTTTGACATCATATCGTAAACTTTTTCGGTTTCGTATCTGATTATATGCACAAATTCATTGCTTGCTTTTTGTTTTTCAGTGCATTGCCATTCTGATTTTAATTGACCGTTTACAATGTATCTTTTGCCGTCATACATAGGTGGCATATAACCGTCAATAATTGGTTGGTTGTCAAGCTCTGCACGCTTACACAACACGCCTTTTGCTCTCTGTTCGCTGTAGTCTTTGCTATAGCCTTTAACAAGGTTTCTTGCTTCAAGTGCGGCGTATCGCCACATTTTGCCGTTATATTCGCCGCCGACAAATTTATAAATATATTTGCTTGTATCAAGTGTTCTTTCTGCCATTTTTAAATAGCCCCTTTCTTTATTTTCTATAATTATTATATCATCATTGTAGCATAATATCAATTGACACACTTACCAAAGTTACACCTTTTTTATTGTATATTTTTAACAAATAAGTAAACCGCCTGTATTTCAAGGCGGTTTCTTTATTTATGCTATCTTTTTGATTTCTTCACGGCTCTTTATTGTTTCGCTACCGTAAAGGTTTCTAATTTCATTCATATTCATTTCTTTTCTGCTTTTCTTTTTGTAATTGTCGCTGTGCCAACACCACGCCTTTTTTTTCGCCGCATATTTAAAGCCTAAAGCCTTTAACTGCTCTCTATACTCGTATGAATTAAAGCACCATACCCAACTACCTACGATTTCTATATCAATGTTATAATTGATGATACTATTAATTATATTGATAAAGTCTGTACTTTGCTCTGTCGTGCTTTCTTTGGCTGTGTAGGTTTCGCCCTCTGCGTTTTCGTGAATGTTCTTGTAGCGTTCAAATAATGTGCTGTACTCTGCGTTAATCTCTTGCATTATGCTTGTTGTATCTTCTGTGTTCAAATCAGGGTGATATTTCTTGCACAATGCTTTATACTGTTTTTTTAACTGCTCAACACAATTTATGTTTTTAAAGTATTTCATATTTTTACCTCTTTCTTTCTGCGTTGTTTTTGGTAACGCCTACCTTTAACTTACAATTATATTATACTACTTTTTTGCTATAATTCAATTGGCAAAATGCACAATGTTTTATTGAATTTTATGTTTAATATTACTACAATGGTGGTATAATAATAATAGATAGAGATAAACAAAAAATCATAAAGGGTGATTAAAATGTTAAATCAATTTGAAATTGTTGAATTTGCTATCAAAGGTGTTTACGCCGACATTGAGAAACTTGAACAATCCATTAAAAAAGGTAAACAACTTTTAAAAGAGTTTGAAGAAAACGGCAAAAGTAAAACATCTAAAACACCTTTTGAAATTCATCAAGTTATCCAAGCGAAAAAAGCTGAAATTGAAGAATTGAAAGAAGTTGAAAGCGAGTTGAAATGGAAACTATCCGAGTTACAAGATGAATTTTAAGCATAAAAAAAAGAGGGGCGAAAAATCGCCCCTCCTGTTTTTGTTATTTTACTTGTTTGAAAGTTGCTTGTAAATCTGATTAATGCCCGTCGCTGATAATCCACTAACAATACCAATAGCAGTAGCCATAAGGTAATCTGTTGCGGGAAAATCAGGCACAATAAACATTGCTACCACGCCAAGAGCACCACCGATAACACCACAAATAATAGGGATATACTTGTTATCCAAAGGTGTAACCTTTACGCCCTGTGAGAGCAGATAGCAAATAACAATAATGCTCGGAATTGTTGCAATACCGAAAATGTTTTCCATAATAAAATTCCTCCTGTTAATGAATAATATTTGCAAGGATAACACCTAACAAAGCACCTATTATAGTAGTAAGCACACAACCTATTACAAGCCTTTTATAGTGCTTGTAATTATCTACGGGTTCGTGTTCAAGGCGTTCAAGGCGTTCTCCTTGTTTTTGCTGTTCTTTTGCCATATATTCCATATTTGTAGCAAGAGTTTTAATGGATATAGTTAATTCGGTAAGTGTTTTGTCTTTACCCTCCTGCTCGTCCATACGGTGTTTAAGGCTTTTTATTTCCTGTTCGTGATTTTCTAATCTAACTGCGATATCTTCATTTGTCACATTGCCGTCCTCCTTGTTTAAATTTCATAAACAGCACGCAATACAACATCGTTTCTATCGTCTTTATTGTTGTTAGGACTTCCTTTGATATAATTATCGTAAATGTAAAGAATTTTCATAATGCGGCGTTCTGTGTCAACATCATTAACATTACTACCGATATATCTCGGAATATCACACAAGAAAGATTTACCGTTCCAATTTCCTCCTGTTGCGTTGCTCTTTGGAATTATTGTAGTTGCAAAGTCTGCGTCGTTCGCTGTTGATGTATCAGGGTCGTAATCACTCCAAAGCAAAAGCCAACCGTTACGACATTCTGACAATTTCTTTGACGGTGTAACTGTCTGCGGTGTACTATCAGTACCCGCCATATACAATTTTCCTGTCCAAAGTGGTGTAGGGTCAGCGTCAAAAATGCACTTCCAACCTTTCCAACCGTCACTATCAACAGTTCCTAAAAACATTGAACCCGAAGAACCGAAAGCCTGTACCCAACCAACCGCATTAGTTGTTTTATGTACAAGAAAACGCCAACCCTCTGTAGTTTTTGGATTGTTTGTTGTTCCTGCCTTTGCATAAGCGGTGTACATACCTGTTGGCAATGCTTTAATTTTTGCAACAACATCTTGATTGCTCCAAGTCACATAAACATCACCGTCGTCCGCTGTCATTTGCAATGATTTAGCAATATAAGCGGAATTGTGATTGTGACTTGTGCTTGCCTTTCCTGCGAGAGCTGTATTGATAACCTTATTTTGTACGGGATTAGTGCTTGTTGAACTTAATGCAGTATCAACGGTTGTTTTGTTTGCTCCTGTTGCGATACCGTCCAATTTTGATTTATCTGTTGTACTCATAAGACCCGCTGTGCTTGTTGTAGCATTGACATAGGTTGTATTCGTTGACGGAATACCCAACGCTGTAATATCTGCTTTTGCTACGGCTGTTGTTCCGCTGATATGACCTGTACTGTCAACGGCTACCTTATACAAGCCTGATGATTTGGCTGTGTATGACGGGTGAGTATATTTATTTGCACCTGTTGCAATTCCTGCAAGTTTAGTCTTTTCGTCTGTTGTATAATCGTTTGTTGAAAGTCCTTTACCTGTGACCTTATCAACCTTATTATCCAAAGCCGAATTTACAGTTTTGTTTTGAACGGGGTTCGTGCTTGTACTTGACATTGCGGTGTCAACTACTGTTTTGTTTGCTCCTGCCACAATTCCACTTAACTTTGTCCTTTCATCAGCCGTCATAATCTTTTTGTCGGTTGTTTCTGAAATATCATCAAGTGAATGTGTGTGACTTGCGGAAGCCTTACCGCTCAAAGCCGTATCAAGACCTGTGACATCACTTGTTGCGTGAGTATGTGAAGCATTAGCCTTATTACTTAATGCCGTTGCAAGTCCTGTAATATCGCTTTGTTCGTGAATATGTGCTGTCGGTGTCATACTTGTAGGCTTGTCTGATAAATCATCATAACTTCCGCTTGTAGCAACTGTTGCAAGCCCTGTAATCATTGTTGCAGGGTGTGAAGTCGGGTGAACATAGTTATTTGCACCTGTGGCAATTTCGTTTAACTTTGTTCTTTCTGCCGCTGTCATAATTTTCTTTGATGTTGTTTCTGAAACATTATCAAGTGTATGTGTATGACTTGTAGCCGCTTTTCCTGCTAATGCGGAATTAATCACTTTGTTTTGAACGGGATTTGTACTTGTACTTGAAAGGGCAGTATCAACAACCGTTTTATTAGCCCCTGTTTCCACGCCGTCAAGTTTAGATTTATCGCTATTGCTCATAAAACCGCTTGCGGAAGCTGTGGCATTACTGTGTGAATGTGAAGCGTCAGCCTTTCCATTAAGGGCTGTTACTGTTGCATACTCACTATGCGTATGATTGATGTCCGCTTTGCCCTCTAAAGCGGTTGTAGTTGCATATTCTGCGTGAGTATGGTTAATATCCGCTTTACCGTTTAAATCGGTTTCTGTGGCGTATTCTGCGTGAGTATGAGTAGCTGTAGCAAAACCGCTTGCGTGTACTCCGTCAAGAGTATCTGCGTCAAGACCGCTGTTTGTGCCGTCAACGGTTTTGAGCTTTGTTAATACTTCATCTGCTGTAATGCTTGCAGATGAGCCGCTTTCGCCCGTTGCACCTCTCGGAATGACAAAATCAAGTGTAAGTGTGTTTGTTTGGGTGTTTAATGTGCCTGTAACGCTTGCGTTTGTTCCTGCATTACCTGTTGATGTTGTGCCAACAACAACGGTTGTTCCGTCCTCGCCATTAGCACCCGTTGCACCTGTATCACCTTTTTCGCCTTGAATACCTTGCTCGCCTGTATCACCCTTATCACCTTTTTCACCTTTTAAGTCTGCAAGTTGTGCGGCTGTAAAATCCTCATAAGTGAATGGGTCGCCCTTGTCGCCCTTGTCACCTTTTGCACCGTCTGCACCCTTGATATTTACAGGTGTAGGATTATCAAGCTCTTTGTTATTAGTCCAAGATAAAGTGCCGTCACTTGCTACATTAGGTGTAAAGGTTGCACCATCCTCACCGTCTGCACCCGCTGTGCCGTTATCCCAAAGTGATACCTTTTCGGCTGTGATACCGTCAAGCACGGCTTTGTTTTCGTGATTGTGTAAATCACTTGCGTTTGCCTTGCTTGCAACTGTGTTTTCGATACTGTCCAACTTATCGGAAAGTGTAGTATTAGTGTTTTTATACTTTACTTCGTCAGATGAACCAATCCAAACAGGTAAAGTATTAAATGTGTTAGTTTCAGGGTCATATACCTTGCCTACCAAATCGCCATTCTCGTATTGGTCTTGTGTGATTGAGATGTAACCGTCTATTGTGACAGTTGTAGGAACTGCATAAACACCCGTAACAATGTTTTCGCTGTTAATATAAGCGTAATAATACATACTCATACCTCACTTTCTACCGTTGGCGGTTTCGGTAATTCCACGAATGATTTCTTGATTGTATTCATATGAATACCTCCTAAAAAAATATATTCAAATAAAAGAACGCCCCGATATAGAGCGTTCCTTATTTGTAAAGAATACGGATATGGTTTTTATCAATTCTTTTAAGCACTCTGCACCCTGTTGTTGCTTTTGTTGCAATTCCGTTGTTTCCTGATTTGCAATAGCCGTTCACTTCACAAGTGCCGTCGTCTGTCACTACCAATTTTCCAATCAGTCCGATAGAAGCCCATTCCTTGCGTTCCTCTCTGCTTTTATATTCTTCATTAGAATTATAATTATCATTGAGTATAAACCTTTTTTCGGTATGTACAGGAATAACCTCTCCTGTTGTTTCGTCTGTTGTTTCCTCAACATTTACCGTTTCTGTTAATCGGTTGCCGAATACATCAGTTTTATATTTTCCGTGCCATTCCTCGCTTGCTGTATCACCTATTACGGTTGGCATAGCTGACACGACACCGAGAATATAATCATCATCTGAATTTGCTAATCTGATTTTATCGCCGTCAAGCGTAACAAACAAACCTCGTCTATCCTCATTTTTGGTGTTGCCGTCAAGCCACTCAAACATTTCTGCGAAATCTGCACCGCTTGCACCAAAGGACTGTGAGCCGTAACATTTGCCGTCAGTTGAAATTCTCAATGCGTTAGCCGTTGCCGTTGATGTTCCGCAACCTACAATAAATAAACTACCTGTTGTATCGGTTGCACTTGTCGGGGCTGTAGCTTTGGAATTATAGCGTCCTGTCGCAAATTGATAATCATTTGCTTTAGTGTGAAAACCGCTTGCGTGGGAATATACACCGTTTGCATTATTGTTTGTGTAATCGTTGAATATTTCACCTTTTGCCGTTGTTCCGCTATACTGCGTCTGTCCTGCTGATACTTTCTGCAATTCTTGCAAGCATTTTGAAACTTTCGTCCAAAACCAATTAAAATAAGCCGCAGGGGGCTTAAATCCTGCAAAAAATCCTACTGACTTGAAACTGCTTGACGGTTCTGTACCTTCTGCCGTCCAATCGGGTGGTGTATTCGTAAAATTCATAATAAACCTCCTTATTAGTTAAGTATCGCTTTTTGCGGTGCTGAAAAATTGTAGCTTGACATATTAACTTTCCAATCATCTGTTTCTGCTCCGACAATGTTTTTAAGATAGATAACTGCTGACGGGTTGATATGAGATGTAGTGCTACCTAAATGAACTATAGTTGTAGGACTAAAAGCGTTATAAAAAGTGTTATTAGCTTGTGAGATTTCAGTTGATGTAGAACCATATATAAATGATATACCGTCAATTATTAAGGAATTTACATTCGTAACACGGTTCGGGTCAACTTTTATTACTGTACCGCCCCTAAAATGTCCTATCGTGTTATCTCTTATGATAATTGCATTATAGGAATAACCTTCTTCAACCTCATAATTAAAAAGAATAGGGCAATTTACATTATCTATTTTATTGTTTTTTACGATAAGTGTTTGCGGTTCGGTGTAAACGGCGGTATTACTACTTAATCTTCTGTTAAAGACTATTCCCTGACCGCTAAATGATGTGTTTATAGCGTTACCGTTAATGCTATTATTTTCACAAACAAAAACTCCGTTATCTGCATTTACAGAGATACAACCACGATATTTGGCATTTAATGTACAGTTTTTAATACTACTATTCTCAGCAAATTGAAAATCCACAAGATTACCTCTTGTAAATTTATTGCCACTTTCAAACAAGCAATTATCAACTTTTACTTCCCTACAACTTGCTTTAATACATCTTAATTCGCAATCGTGGATATAACAGTTTGAAATATGTATGTTGCATAACATTTTATCATCTGCTGTTGTTGGTCGCTGAATAATAAAAATTCCGTCACCGTCAGTTAGCACCGTTCCTGTTTTTTGTATGTTGTTTATTTCGCAATTGTCAATGGTAACATTAGATGTATAACCACTATCTGTAGAGTTAATTGCTATTCCTGCACTATATCCGTAACCCTCATCACCTAAAGTTCCTGTTACTATATGATGAATATGTACGCCGTAAATATTCACATTGGTATTAGCACCGTAAAATCTAATTCCACTTGAAAATGTACTTGCTTTATAACCGAATGTTTTGATATCGCCACCATTAATTTTAACATTTGTGCAATTGCTAAAAGAAATTCCGTGACAGAACACAGTGTTACCGTCTAAATTAGCACCGCAGATTTCAACATTAGTGCAGTTAGTAAAACTAAATATACTATTTCCGTTATTTGCGTTGCTTTTTGCTCTTATGAGTGCACCTTTGGCGAAAACAATTTTTATGTCTGTTAAACTATCAATTTGAACAAAATCCGTAATAAAATAAGTTCCTCTCGGAAAATATATCGTTGTACCGCTTTTCAAATCGTTGAACAAAGGTGACAATGCAGTTGTTCCATAATTATTTTTGACTTTATACACAACAGCATTTCTGAAATATTCACCTTCATAATTTGCGTCAATTTTATCCCAATTATCGTTTAAGTGTGCCTTTAAATTGAAATTATCCTGCAATTCAGGTTTTACCAAACCCATATTTGTTGTTTGCGTTGCCATTAACTGACCTCCTTTATTTCTGTATCAGCAATCCAAAATAGCCGCCAATAGTTTGCTCAATATTGCCAAATCCTTTTTTCTTGTCATATTCACCAAGAAAATTATCTTCAAATTGTTGGTAGGATAATTCTTGTAAACCTTGATAATCAATGCTTTCTAAATTTTGATAATTATTATTATTGATGTTGCCAAACTCAAATGTTCCATAAATATTAGCTAACCTGATTTTTACCGTTGCAGGCAAAATTCTTTCAAGCATTTCTATCATTTGTGCTTCGGTTAATGTTCCACCAATCAAATTAGGTAACGGTAAGTTTTTTATATCAACCTTATTTCCACCGACTTCTTCAATGGATATATCATCTATGGAGCAATCAAATATTTGTGAAAGCAAATTCAAAATACTATTGATATCACTTTGACAAATATTTTGTGCCATTTTGTTTTTTATGTAAATTCTGTATTCGTCGTCGGTTAATGTTCCTCTTTTTTGACCGACAAAATCACCGTACAAATCAAGTGTTTTACCGTACACTTGCTCAATATCCAATGTGTCTAATACACTTTGCATATCTGCTTGAAATTCACAAGCCACAAGTTCATTGAGGTGCAAAAGTTTGTAGTTATTACCGTCATTCCCTTTGTAATAAGCGTCAGGAAGTTTTTTGACATTATCACTAAACATTCTTTTTCACCTCTATTTTATAGTGCTATATATATTTTCTGCTTTTACTCTTGCAATTTGTGTGTTACTCATATCAAGGTTTGTATATACATAAGCAGTTTCACCGATACGACAGATTCCAAGAGCTGTAACAGTTTTCACACCTGTAATACAGATACAAGAGTATAGTTGTGGTACATATACGGTTTCACCGATTTTTAGGTTATTAATATAATTAATAAGCCTTTCAACAATTTGTTGTTCCCCGTCCGCTTCAAATGTACTGTCCGTAAGAATACCAAATTTGATTGTAATAAATACTGTTTCTGCGTCGGTAAACCTAATGTAGTGGTTCTTTTGAGCATTGTCTTTAACTCTAAGTAATGATGTTCCGCTTGTTGAAATGCCCAAAGGCTTTTTTTCTAAAATAGCTTCCGCTATAAGCTGTTTGGTTGCGTCTGAACCGTCGTGCTTCACGACACACTCAAAGCTATACGGGGAACAATGCCCAACCGTACTTGATGTTGCGTTTTCAATAATAGAGCAATCCTCTACATTAGAAATACGCATTATAGCACCTTTGATTGATTCGGTTGTATTGTTGCCTGTGCCTGATATTGCAATGTTAAATCGTTTTCTTAAATCAACATCACTTTCCCTGTCTTTACCAAGATTTTTTATTGCTGTATGAGTAATGTTTATAACATCAGCGTGCGGATTTACTATTGTATTGATTGAGCCTACTGTTACATTTCCAATCGTTCCCGCTTCGTTACATTCCACATAAGCCACAACCGTTCCTTCACTACCGATTTTGTAATCATCAACCGTGTGAAAAATGATACTCATTTCCTCGTTAGCAACTTCAAATCCCGCTTCTACTGTTTTTCCTGCTGTGCCTTTAATTACAATTGCGTGCCTTGCCAATGTAGCCGCATTTCTTGTAATTCCTGCAAACGGACAAAGCCTATCAAGACTTGTGCCACTCGCCGTGTTTGGAAATCGTGCATAATAAACGCCCTCTAATATTTGATAGAGAGCGTCAATGTCCGATACATTTATTCGGATATATTTACCTATTGCAGTTAATTCAGAGGTATCAATTGTTTCACCGAACAATGTTTTTGCTCTTGCTTCTTGTTCCTCTAAAATTTCATCATAGGTAGGGCGTTGAAACCCCAATTCTGTAAGTGCCATATAACCACTCCTTTATAATGTAATATCTATTTCCTCGCCGCTTTCATTTTGGGCGGTAAATTCAATTTTTAAGGTGCGGTTTATCGGCGTGCAGACAAAACTTGTTAATTCAAATGTTTTATCAATTTGCAATAAGCCACTTTTAACGGTGTCCTCTATTTGGTCGTATTGTGGATTTTTTTTCAGTATTGCATTAAACGCTATACCCTCATTTTCATTTAGCCACCATTCCCCCAAATTGGTAGAAAGCACCTGCTTAACAGTTTGCTTTATTAGTTCTTTATCGCTAACTAACTTTATATCATTGTTTTCAATGATAGCGTCGCCGTTTTCATCAATCGCAAAACCGTACAATTAAATCACCTCTTATCAAATAACTCCTATAATAACAGCGTCACTCATTCGGTGATGTCCTGTTGTTGGTACAGAAAATTTACCCTTTTTATTGTCGGTTATTTCTCGCTCGCCACACGCACAATATACAATATCACCTGATGAAATAGTGCTAACAGTCGGAATTGTTATTGAAAATTTATCGTCCATTTCCGTCGTAATTGTAACGGTTTTTGTTGCAAATTTGCGAACATTTTTCAAAATAGGAACTGTCATTACTGCTTGTTTCTTCGCTTGCTTTCCGTTTGCCTTTATCATATTTAAAGGCTGTATCTTTGCATTATTTCCACTAACGCTTATAACCTTTGCGAAAAATGCTGTATGTAAACTTAACAATTTTTGCTCTATTAAATCATTTAGAACATTACTTGATGTACTCAACTTTGCACCACCTTTGCTTCCGTTATAAGGTCTGTTCCGTCGTAGGTGTGTTTTCCTGACTTGACCCTAAATCTTCCGTTTGCATTTCTTGACTTTATTGTCACAATGCTTGCTGTCTGTATTTGATGTTGCAATAACATTTTTATGTCATAGCCCCTTATGATATCTGTATAATCCTCGTTCTTTTCTTCTTCTTCAAACTCGGATAAATCAAGCAATCCTGTGTCAGCACTTAAAATAAATCTTGTGCTGTCGCCCTTATTAAGTGGACGAACATAAATTCTGCTTTTGAGTATATATGCAGATACGCCACAAATTTTCGCATAACTTTTTACATTATCCATAAGCTGACCTGATACCGTTTCTTCATCTTTGTAGGTATGGTCACGGGCAATGCTAAAAACAGCAATAGGCAAGCCGACTTTTACGCATAAATCTTTTAAAATTCTGCTTGCTTTCGTGCCTGCCGCATAGGTAACACTTGTAATATCCTTTTCTTTCAAATTCATATCATCAAGTGCTTTTATGGTTGTTATTTTATCGCAATCATCATATTTTGTTGTCTTTTTAGAAATATAACCGCTGAATATAATACCTGTATCGTTACCATATCCCGCTGTTACCGTTATTTTTGCTTTATTCTTAATATTGTTGATTGTCGTGTTTGTAAGATTATATATAATAATCTCTGCTTCGTTTGCTTCTGTATCATCATCAAACGGGATAGTAAATTCAAAATCCAATTCTGTATTTTTTATTTTTACATTTCCCGTTTGAATGGTGATAGAATGTTTAAATTGCCCTTTGACTTCGGTGTTTAGCTTTTCATTGATTTTTTTGAATGAGGTAATAAGCCGTGAAACATTTTTATCATTGTTCTTTTGCTTTATAACTTGGCTCATTGTCATTCCTCGCTTTCATCTTCATCATCAATAGTAAGTAATACGGTAACACCCATATTATCAAATGTTACCGTATTTTCTTTGCTACTTTCATCAAGAGGTACTATATCCAAGCAAGGGAATGTATCAGCGTTATACACATCACAAAACAATCTTGTTCCGTATATAAGCGGTTCATCATAAACAAGCACTTCATCATCTTTTGATAAGGTACAAGTAAACAAGTCCGACATTTCGTTATACTTAAATTCAAGATTGTATTCATCTAAACCTAACACAATATCAAAGTTATACGGCATTTCAGATTTTTCGATTTCGATAATATCCCTCATATAACCTTCCTTTACGGTATTAACAGCTTTTGCCCTGTGTAGATTGTATATTTATCAACATTGTAGCCTTTGTTTCTTTTATCAATCATTGACTTGTTAGCTTTGTATATTTTCGGATATTGCAAACCGCTACCGTAATATTTTTTTGCTATAGTCCACAAGCAATCCCCTGTTTTTACCTTGTAATATCTTTTGCTTTTAGTGCTTTTTTTTGTGACCTGTTTTGTACTTGCTTTCTTTTTCTGCTTGACATAAGCAGATTTAGCAATACGCACTTCCTTTATTTCCATTGAAAAAGAGCAACCGCCATTAACTTTATTGCTGTACTTTGTGCTGAAATCAGTAATTAGGGCGTTACTAATAATAGTACGCCCCACGAATTTTACATACTGACCGTTTTTTGCGTAATTACTCAATTTATTAACAATGGTACTCGCTTTGGTATTCTTTACATCAACAATATATCCCGATAATGACAGCTTGATTGCGTCACGCTTCACATTATCGGTGATAGGCAAGCCCTTTTCTACGGGGTGTTCCGTAACGGTAACACCTCTGTCAATTTCTTCATCTGTTACACATACATAAAGATTATTAATTAGTGCCAACCGTTACACCTCCTGTAAATTAACATTGTTTACTCTGCCGATACCTTCAAATGTTTCTTCCATTGCTTCACTTATCCATTGTTTGATTTTGCGTTTCAATGCTCTATCATCACTTGCACCATTTACATTTAGTGTGAATTGTGGCGAATAAGAGTTGTTTTCAATGGTGGTAGTATTAGCTACATATCCGCTGTTTTCAGGCGTATAATCACCAAAATCAACACCTAACAAACTGCCCGTTTTTTCCCAAAGGTTTACACCTCTTTGGCGTTTGCTTTGCGATAACGGTATAGCCATTTCGCTACCGTCCTCACCGAAAATACTCGGCTTTGTTGCTACGCCGCCGTTTGCATATCCGTGTCCTTTAAAGGCATTGGCAAGTGAGCCATACCGTGATTTGGCATATCGGATTGACGCTAAAATGTTGCTTAACGGGTCGTAAATGTTCTTGTCAAATCCTGCTCTTGCATAAGTTGCAAAAGTAGGGTCAATAACTTGCATAAGACCTTTTGACGGTGTGCCCTTTTTAGCGTTGCTATCCCAAAGGTTAATAGCTCTCGGATTGCCGCCGCTTTCGGTTTGCATTTGGTATAGGGTTCTTGCAACATTTGCAGGGCTGTATTGACCTTCCATTTTCAAAGCCCTTATGACGGTTGCTTTCCATTGCTTTACGCCCTGTGAAGCGTCATAATTGACCGCTCCCATTTCTTCAACAAGTTTGTCAAACCAACTCGGCATTTGGCTTGTAATGGTATCAACCATTCCTTTGCCAATATATCGTCCTAAACCGTTTATTCCGTCATAACTGATACCGTCTTTGATTTTGCTAACCAATCCCTTTGCGTTATCAATGTAACTGAATACATCAATATCACCGATACCGTCAGCATAACGGAATGTAGGTGACTTTCTGCCAAAAAGCTGTGCTGTACGCTCTGCGGATAACACTTTCATTCCTTTAGGTGCATTAGGAATAAATACATTTCTGCCCTGCGGTATAAATGATTGACCGTTAGGCATTTGTACTAATTCCGCACCCTTGCCGTCATTAACAAGAGCATTACCGCCTTTGTGACCGTCTGTACCTTTTGCGTAAGGTGTCCAAGACACAACCTTTTTGTCAGAGCCAAATTGCTTTAATATCCAATTTGCACCGTCTATCACCTTGTTTACGGGAGCAACCGACGCTTTTACGGCTTTTTCCCATACTTCAACAAGGGCACTACTCAAACTTTTTCCTGCACTTCTAATGCCGTCACCCATTTTTTTAGGAAGTTGAGTAATTTTTTTAACGATATTGTTTATGCTGTTATCAACAATGTTTGAAATACTCATTGCAATTTGAGCAACAATTAACTTTGTTGTTATCAATAATGAACGAAGAACATTTACAAATTTCTGTGTTGTAGATATTCCTTTATTCGCCATATTGTTAAGTGCAACATTAAATATTTCAGGTGCTTTTGCTATCGCTTTAAACGCATTTGATACACCGTTTAACAGTAATAATAATGCACCTAATAACTTCACAATTGTTTTTAAAAGGATTGTTGTTACCAAGAATTTACTGTTAATAGCTTTTGTTCCTGCTACAACAAATATAAGTGCTGTTGCAAATTTCATAAATCTTGTTGATACAACTGCTAACGGCGTGCATATTTTCATTAATGCAATTTGAAATGGAATAAACAACGCTGTTAATTTCACTATATTGTTTCCAATACGAGTAAATACCATAGCAAGCCGATTAACTACCGCTACCAACATACTAAATAACAATGTCAACATAATTATTTTATTAATTAGTCCTGTGACAGCACCTAAAAAGACTACCGCTGTTAATGCAAGTTTAGTAAATGCCCCTGCAAGCGGCGTTAATATAGCTACCATAGCTGTAGCGGGAGCTATCAACGCTGTAAATATTTCAGGCAACGGTTTCAATGCTTCCGCAAATATCGGCGTTGTTTGGCTCAATATTGCGAATAACGGATTTAATATTAACATTGCGGTTGTAAAAAGCATTGCCATTGGAGCTAACACAACAAATATTGCCATTAATCCCGCCATTATTCCTGTAAATACTAATGTTGGTGCAACCAACGCAAGCATTGTAGCGGATAGCGGAAGTAATGCCGCTGAAAACGCAAGCACTAAAGGCGTTACTGTTGTGATTATCATTGACAACATTGTTAATGTTGCTGTGAGCATTGTAAACGCCATTATTAATTGAGTTGTCAACGCTATAATCATTGTGAACAATACGGATAAAATCATCATCATTGCCACGAAAGCGGACATCAATGTGTTTAACAATATCATTACAACCGTTAATGCTGTAATTGACGCTGTAAAGGTTAATGCAGACGCTCCGAGAACCAAAAACAATGCTGTTAATGGTGTAATCACCGCTGTAAACATTGAAACAACGGGCATTAACGCTATAAACAGTAAAGGTAACGGCGTTAAAGTAACAATCAATGAGTTTATTCCTATTGTAAGAATTGTAAACATCATTGACATTATCATAAATTGTGCATTGAGAGCCGTTACTATTGCCGTTATTCCTGTGAATATAACTAATAATGCTGTAACCGCAACAAGGAATACCATTGCACTTGCTGAAAGTGCTACAAATAATGCGGTTAAAGGTGTCATAGTTGCCGTAAACAGTAATGTAGGTACTGTCAACGCTGTAAATATTCCTGACAACGGAAGAAGTGCCGCTGTAAGCACTATTGCACTTGCCGCAATTGAAGTAAATAAACCGTTCAATAGTATTAATTGAATATTTATTATCATCATCAACATCAACATTGTTGTTAATATTGCTGTTATTCCTGTAAATGCAATCAATACAACCGTTGAAGCAACGGCTAAAACTGTGAATGAAGCCGCTAATACTACGCTTAAAGCTGTAAAGGCTGTGAGCGGAACAACCGCCGCCGTAAGTGCTGTTGCAAGCTGTGCTAATACTGCTATAAATGACATAGCACTTGTGCCAAATGCTGTAAATGCCGTGCTGATTATCCGTAATTGTATATTAACAATTGTGAGCAATAATACCATTGCTACTAAAAGAACATTAATAGCTCCAAACGAAACAACCATAAGAGCGGAAGCAACAGCCAATACAGTAAATGAAACTGCTAATACTGCAATAAGAGCAGTAAACGCTGTGAGCGGTACAAGAGCCGCCGCTACTACTCCTACTAACGGTGTCATTGTCGCCGAAAATATTAAAACTTGCGGTACAAGTGCCGCAAATAAGGCGGGTAACATTGAAAGCATAGCAACAAATCCTGAAATCATAGCGGTTATAATTGCCATTGATACTGCAACCAATGCCATAGAAGCGGCAAATAAAGCCGTTGAAGCCGCTACTACTACCACTACTGCCATTAACGGAACTAACCCTACCGAAAGAGCAAGAGCCGCCACGCCTGCCGCTACTGCTCCTACTGCAAATATTGTCAATCCTGCACCCAATGCCATAATTGAAACCGCACCAACTGCACCGAATTGTACAATTGTCGGAAGTGCTCCTGCCATTACACTTAAACCCATAGCCGCCATTAATGCTCCTGCACCTACAAGAGCAATTGCCACGCCAAATGCTATAAGCCCGACAGCACCTACCGTTAAAGCGGGGGCTAAAGCCGCCGCACCTACTGCAAGAGCCACTATAATGACAATTAATGCACCCATAACGGCAATAGCTCCCCAACCCGCATTAGCAAGAGAAATGGAAGCCTGAACAAGTAATGCAAAGCCTACACAAATTGCAAGGATAGCCACACCAACCGCAAGAATAGCCGCCGCAAATGCTAAGATTTGAGGTGCACTTGTCGCCGCCGCTGTTCCAACTGCTGTTGTTCCTGCCGCCGCCGCCGCTGATGATGTGCCACAAACAACACCCATTATCGTTTGTGCCGCTGTAACAATTCCCGTGATGATATTAACTACAAGCAATACTGCTTTATAAGCTAAGAACACACCAACCAAAGCACCCACAATAGGAAGCAACCAATTGATATTGTTACCTATCCAAGTGAATACGGTTAATGCTAAATTACCAACCCACGACAATACAGGAGCAAGGGCGGTCATTAATTGAGATGTAAACTGAATTACTCCCTGAACGATTTGTTTAATTGCGTTAAATGCACTCTGTACATTCTGCTTTAAACTTGCGAACATATCGCCACTCATTTTTTCGCCCGTAAATCCTTCATAAATCGCTTGTATAACGCTTGTTACAAGCGTCGGAATAATTTTAGGTACTGCACTTGCAAGACCTTTTACTAACGATACTGCGGATTTAATTAATGACGGAAGCAATGAATTAAACATTGAGGGCAATTCTTTAGCAAGAATAGGCGAAAGTTCTTCAATGAGAGAGCCAACACCTGAAAGACCTTTTTTAATTGCAGGCATAATATTTCCCGCAAAAGTTTTTACAGATGAAACAAGATTATCGACACATTGGTCGAAACTGTCACCGCCTTGTATCAATGCAGGCATTAAGTTTCCCCAAGCTGATTTCATTGCATAAAGCGAACCGCTTATTGTTTTTTCTGCTTCTTTTGCTGTTGTTCCTGTAATACCTAAATTCTTTTGTACTGCGTGAATTGCTTTTACTATATTTCCATAAGACAAACTGCTTGCGTCTATGCTTTTATCAAGTTTTGCGGCGTCTTTTACAAGCCTTTGCATTTCGGATTTTGTACCGCCATAACCTAACTTTAAGTTATCTAACCATTTACTACCCTCGGTTTCCCGATATTTAAAAAGAGCCTATACGAATGTATAAGCCCTTTAGGGATTAGACTATATCTTCAACTTTTTCAAGTACCCAACCTTTTTTATTTCCTTTTTTGTAGCGTCTATTGTAATGTATTTCACTATCCGAACAGCGAAAATATTTAGCCGCTTCTTGTCGAGAATTAAAAAAGATTGTTTCGCCGTTTTGATTTGTTGCTCTAACTTTTCTTTTTTTGTTGTTAATTCTTGATTGATAACCAAACGCCAACGCATTTTCCGACGGCGTTACCCACCTTAAATTTTCAACATTATTGTTAGAACGATTACCGTCTATGTGGTCTACCCAACATTTTTCATCATTTTCAGGTTTTTCAATAAATGCTTCTGCAACAAGTCTATGAATATGTTTTGTAACAGTAAATCTCAAATAGCCGTTATTCTCTCTAACTGCCATTATTTGACCTGTACTGTCTTTTCTTATTCTTCCTTTGTTGCTTACTGAATAACCTTTTAAATCGGTAATTTCTTTCCAAATCTCCATAGCCTGTACTCCTAAAAGTTGGTGTGCACTTCCAATACCGTATCAATAGGTATTGTACTCGGTGACGAACCGATAGTCGTTTGACGATTATTATATTAATATATCTTTTTACACCCATATATTACCATAATTTGTAATGTTTGTCAAGTATAATTGGGCATATTAATATAAATTTCGCACAGGATTACCATATACTTTTGTACTTAGGCTTCCCCTGTTAGCAAGGTTATCTCAATAGCCATTTCCTGCTATATTTTAACCTCACACCTCTGATAGAGTTCACACACGCTGAACGACATATCACTATGCCGCCCGACTATTAGATTTAATCGTGTAGTTTTGCTTTGCAAAACCTTGATATGCGTACTGTATGCTTTCCATACCCGTACCCATTTTGTTAGCGTTATCTGCCATATCCGTAATAGCTACATCAGCATATTTTGCCGCTTTTTCGGTATCGCCACCTACACTCTGCAACAAACTTGCCGCAAAGCCTGTAACGGTTTCCATATAGTCATTTGCGGATAGTCCTGCCGTTTTAAATGCGTCATTTGCATATTTTTGTACAATGTTTGCGTCTTTTTTGAAAAGTGTTTCAACGCCGCCTATCTGCTGTTCAAAGTTTGCATAATCCTTAACGGCATTACCCATAATTGCACTAACTGCACCCGCACCAACGCCAAGAGCCTTAAAGGATATTCCCGCAAGTTTTTTCAGACCTGTATATGTCGCCCCCGCCGCTTTTTTTGCTACAGAAGTAAGTTTTTGGTCTAATTTGCTCAAACCGCCGCTTAATTGATTAACGCTAACTTTACCTAAACTCGTTAATGAATTTTTGGCTTTGTCGGTTTTTTTACCTAAACCGTCAACGCTATCTGTCGCCTTGTCGGTTTCTTTGCCCAAACCATTTACGCTATTTTTGGCTTTGTCGGTTTCTTTTTTTAGATTATCAATTCCGTCATTACTGCCAACGCCTGAAATGTTTTTCTTTAAATCGTCCATTTCATCATTGACTTTTTTAAGACCGCTTAAATCTATATCAAAGCCAAGCTGTATTATGTCTTGTCTTATTACATTTTCTGCCATTGTTTACCTCCTTTCCTCGGAAGTAAAAAAGCACCCTTTAAAGGGTGCTTCAAAAAAAGGTTATGTAATGTTCTATCGTTTTTTCTTGATTGCTTTTTTCTCGGCTTCAATTTTCATATCAAGGGCAATATTTGCCTTTTCTATTTCCTGTGGTGTCATTTGATAGAAAACCGTGTTGTAATCAAAGCCGCTTTCAGATAGAACAAGTCTATACATAGCCCAATTACTTCGCACTTCCCTTGTCAGTTGTGCTTTCGATTTTTTCTTCTCGAAAGTTGCCCTGCATAACTTCACGGGCAAATGTTACAACCTCGTTGAAGTCGTCCATATTATCAAAATCATCTGCTGTAAGATTTGTCGGTTCAACAATTACATTTTCAAAAAGGTACTTTGATAATTTTGATACTGATGTGTTGTTTGTTCCCTCAATATAGCTGTTGTCAACCGCTTTAAGAGCCGCCGAAATACCGTTAAACTGTGCTGTATATTCTGTACCGTTGATTACTTTCTTTACCTGATAAAAATTCTTATTAGCCATTATATAGTCCTCCTGAAAAATGAAATTAAATTAAATAGGGGAGGTTTCCCTCCCCTTTATTGCAATTGTGTGTGATGATTGATTATGTTGTGCTCTCTGTCACGCCGTCAAATACGCAGAATTTAAACTCCATATCTTCCGCTTCTGAACCAAGTGAAACTTCGGGTGCTTCTTCCACATTTGCCATTGTACCACCCAAACGAATACCAAGAGCCTTATTAACAACCCAAACAGGGAATGATTCGCTCTGATTTTGAAGGTCAAGCAGAAATGGAAGTTGTGGGCTTGTCGGCTGTACGGTTACTGTAAGAGTATGGATTGTGTTGTTAATCTCACTCTTGATAATGTCGCCTTGTGCACCGACAACCTTTTCAAAATATGCTTCTTCCTTTTCCCAAGAAATCATATCTTCACCAAGACTTGTAATGTATGTGCCGTTAATAAGCACGGTACAGTCTTTGGCGTTATATCTTGCTACATTCATTTGTAATCCTCCTTAAATAGTGATTTCGCCTGTAATTTCGGCTTCGTGAATAGCTCCCGCAAGTACAAAACTGAAACGACCATACGGATATTTTCTTGCTTTTCTGTCTGCGTCTGTTGTTGCACTTCTCAAAGCAAAAGAAACGCTGTATGCAGGTGTGCCGTCCTCGTTTGTTGCAATAATACCGTTGTTATAAGCGTCCCTCATAACTTCAATTACTGCACTTTCAAGCATTGCAATACCGTTGTTATCGTAAGGTACTTTGTTTGTTGTGTTGAACACTTTCTGTAACTTGTATTCAATGTTCTGAATAACAAAATCCTTGCTGTCGATAATATCAATGTACTCACCATTAAGGGCTTTTCCCTCTGTAGTTACATTGTCGCCCGCTTTGGCAACAAATGTGATTGCACCCGCTGTATGTGCGGCTTCAATCTGTGTATCTGTTAATTCAAGCGGGGTAATGCCATTAAGAATGAGGTTCTTATATGTAAAGCTACCTACTGTAAGTCCTGCGGACGCACCTACAAGAGCCGCTTCGGGGCATACTGCTGTACCTGAATACATAAATACAACTGTTCTTGCATTTGTCTTTGTAAGTGTGCTTGTTCCTGTTGTTGCAGAAACGCTACAAAAATACATCTTTTCTGTTGTTTCAATATAATCAGAAATTGATTTCATTACTGTTGTTGTTGGGGCTGTTGTTGAACCCTCGCAAACAACAATAAGCTGTCGCCAATTGTATTTTGTACAATCGGTAATTGTTGTAACTTCCTCTGTTGATTTACAATTCTTAATTGCAATCTTTGTAGGGGCGTTATTCTGTGAAAAAATAAGGTTAGCCGTCTTGTAAGCGTTTGTTGTTGTGGCATATCCTGCTTTAACAACTTCATCAAGTGTTTTACACTCTTTGTAATCGTTTATTGTCGGGCTTTCGTCGCTTTCAACAACAAGCATAAGAGGATAGCTATAACCGAGCTTACCAATCGGCTTGTTAATATCAATTTTTACTTTTACATCTAAAGCCATTTTATGACCTCCTTAAAAAATTTATATTGTTTCTTCTTTATCGGGCTTGTTGAAAACTTCCATACTTTCGTCATAGAGTTCAGCATAGTAGTTTTCAGGGTTAGTAGCCCAATCATAGTTAGCAAATTCTGTTGCACCGCCCCAAGTTCTGTACGGAGTAACTAAAATTAAGTTTCCGTCCTCGTCTTTGTGGTACACATCACTATTTGGTATTCTCAAGACATATCCACTTGCAGGATAAATCTCGTAAAATATAAGAACATTGTCTTTGAATTTGCTTCTAATAATCAAATTAGGGAGCAAATTCGGATTATCTGTATAAGTCCACATAATAGTTTCCTTTATTGAAGTTTAATGTTTTTGTTCGTTGCAATAGCCTTTTCTTCTTCGGTTAATTTAGCAAGATTAGTTGTTCCGATTTTAAGAGTGCAGGAATTTTTTCCTGTACAATCAGCATAGTTATTGATGATTTCCAACAGACTTTCTTTCTCAATATTTATGTAATTTGAAATGTTTAAATCTCTTTCAAACCCTTTAGGTATATGCACTTCCTTTAAATTATTGCACCACCATATTTGGTCGTAACCAAAATCGACATTAGTTGTCTGTATTGTGAGAATTTCCAAATATCGCATACTGCAAATAGCCATATGTCCCAAATATCTAAGTCTTTTAGGCAAAGTAAGCTCTTTAATTTTCCCTTCGCAATATCCAAAACCATATGTGTCTATACTTAAATCTTGCGTTCCGTCATAATCATCAACGAATGTAATAGATGTAAAGGGACAATACTTAAACGCTTCTTTTTCTATTCTCTTGATATTTGTCGGGATTGTTATTGATGTTAAGTTTGTATAGGCAAACGCATCTTGTGCTATTTTAGATATATCCGACGGGATATGGTAAGTTGTTATAGTGCCTTCACACCGTTGCTTCATATAGTCGGAAATCTCGTCTATCTTGCTTCCGTATTGACTTGTAGGTGTACCGTTTGGCACTTCAACACCTTGATTTTCAATAGCTTCTTTTATACTGTCAAAGTCTGCTATTGCTTGATTGATGTTTTCTTTCAATGTTGCCATTAGCTAACACCTCGCAATCTGTTTTCAAGCATACGATTTTCTTCCGCTGATTGATTTTGTAATTGCTGATTTAACGCTGATATTTCAGCATTTAGTTCTTTGATTTCAGCGTTTAATTCCTCAATGATTTTTGGATAATCAACTTTTTCTATCGTTGTATCATCAAACGAAACATTTTCAATTACATCATCTTCTGTAATCGGATTTTCAACCGTATCAAACAGCCAAAATACAACATCAAAACCGTGCTTATATTCATACTCCATTGTCAGTACATTGTCACGATTTGACACATTACCGACGGATTGAACAATGATATTGTTATCATTCAGGTATAAGTTACCGACACGCTCCAACCATTCACGGGCTTTCATAATCAGTTCAATATCTTCACCGCTTTTATCGGATTGAGCCGTTATGCTCCAAGTTTGTGTAATGGGCTTTCGGTCTTGTCCGTCGCTATACTCGCCATATGTACCTTTATTTTCGCTTGCAAGCGTCGTAATTGTGTAAGATACATATGGATAGGCGGGCGGTTCTTCGTTCTGATTTGTGCGAATTACGGGGCATTGTAGATAGTCCTTCAATCCCTTGACTACAATGTTTCGCATATTTTCATAATCAATCATATTTAGCCCCCCTTGAAAGCACTACAGTATTTGAGTGTGTACGCATAAACGCCCGAAAACATAGCGTTTTCGCCACAATCCTCAATGCTGTATGTTTTACCGTTGTGAATAACTTTTGCACCTTTGAGAGCCTGCTCTAAAGGTTTCAGCATAAACAACCGTTTATCTTGTGCCGTCAATGTTCCCTCTGACCGTCGCACCGTGCTTTCTTTATAATTGATTATTGCCCCTTGTAAGGTTGTTTCGGTTTTTTCGCCCTTTACAAAATCCCCGCTGTCGTTGTAATAGCCCTCTGAAAAGGTGATTGCTGTAAAATCAGTCATATACTTGTTAATGAGCCTTGAAAAATTGAAATACTGCATTAATTAATCACGCTCCCAAGTAATACTTTCAAGCAATCCGCCTGTATCAATTAACGGGTTACTACTGCCTTTTTGGTCTTGTGTAAACGGGTGATTTGGCGGGCTTGATAAGTCACGCATATATTTTTTTATTGCTGTTGCAAACATCTGTCCGTACATATCAAGCCAAGTATCAATATCCATTTTACCGCTAACAACTGCTCCTAATGCTTTTTCGCATTTTTTCATTATGTTATCAGCGTTTGCGTCGTGTCCGTTTCGTAAAAAACTTCGTTCAGGTATTTTTATAACCGTTGTTGTGGATTTTAGGTGTAAACCTTGCCTATGAAGAAAACTTCGCATTTTCGGGGTAACTTTAATTGTGCAACCGTATTCGTGTATTCCTGCTAACCACGCATTTTGTCCTTTTAAAGCCCCTACTTTGACTTTTCTGTTGCCTATCGTTTCAAGTGTTGCTGATATTTCGGGTAAATCGTTATATTTCGTCTTAAATTTTACTTTAACACTACTCATTTGCAATCCACTCTCTAATACCAACGCTTTTTAGCTTCAACAAAACGAACATTGTTGAGATAGTCACCTAAATAAAGGTTTGCTATATCCCAAATCAAAGCACTTTTATCATTCGTGTTAAAACTTTGAGATAATCCCTCTATGCTTTCGCTTGAAACGCCGACATTCAATGTTGCAATATCCACAAATCCACAAATAAACAGTTTCGCACAAGGCGGTAACTTTGATAAATCATCATCATTGTTGTAGTCAACATTAAGTGTTGTATTACTGTTTATCCATTCAAAGGCACTTTCAATAATAAGAATGAGCCTATCATTAATAGGCAAAATTCCAAGTTTCAAATTTTCAACCTGTTCACTTGTCATTCTTATTCACCGCCCTTTTTGCTGTAGGCTTTCGTGCCCGCTTAACTTCTTTTTGTGCTGTTGCAATATCGGTAGTTACCTTTTCTTCATCTTTTGCTTTTTCGTTTAACTGCTTACGCAATCTACGACGCATATTCCAAAAACTGCAAGACATTTACACCCCTCCTTTAACCGTCTAATAATTAGACAATCTTTAGACAGTCTTTAGCCAATCTTGTGCTTCAAGCAAGCAAGCGGCACTTTCTTATGGTCAACTACGAGCTTCCAGTTTGTAGCGGTTGCAAGGTCAACATTTGCAGGATATTTATTTGCTGTGTTTGTGTATGTGCCGTCATTCACCCAAGAAAGTCCACGAGGATGAATAATCTGACACCAACGGTTAATAAGGTAATCCTTTGCACCGATTTTGTCACGGTCTGTTTCAGTACCGATAAAGCCGTTTGGTGTGCCGTCCTGACGGATAAATGCACCTGCACCAACAAAGTATGTATCATATACAGGGCTTGCGTCCTTTGTTACATAATCACCCTTTGCAAGTGTTGAAGTACAATGTGCCTGAATGAATTTGATGTTATCATCAGTAATTGCAATCTTGTTTTCGCTTGAAGCTGTACCCTTTGTATAGCCAATCCACGGCATACCGTCGTCAACTCTGATTGTATAGCCAAGATAACGCTCCATTTCAACGCTTGACTGTGACGGGTCAAAAATCGGGTTTCTTGTAATCATTCCGTTCTTTTGTAAGTAGGTGTAAACAGCCGAATGCATAAACACCATACCGAGAGAGCCGTAATGGTCGCCGAGTACCTGCTTTGTATCAAGTGTTGCACCGTCCGAAATATAAGCGGCTGTACCTGAACCGCCTGAAATATCGTTGAGGTGGTCTTTAAGTGCACCGTTTGTGCTGTCAAAAAGTGCTTTGAGGATAGAAAGGTAAATCTGCTGTTCTCTTGTGTTTCTCCAATCAGCAATAAGCTGTGCAATTGCACCCATAGGGTCTGCACCGCCAAGCACTTTTGCAAGGTCTGTACTGCCCCAAGCTCTTTGACGCATTAAAAGGGTTGCTCTTGCTTCCTTTGTTGTGATGTCGCCAACTGATACATCACCTTCACCGAATACATCTTCTTCACCGTCAAGGGGATTCCACATAGGGAGCTGAATAAATCTGCCACCTTCGGGTGTGCCGTTAATAAGCTGTGCTACTGTTGCGTCGGGTGTAGCGATACCCGAATTTACAAATGTGTTGAGTTCTGTAGTTCTGTCAATGACATATTGACTAAACTTTTCAGGAACAATCTGCATATTTGCAATAGTTGTGATACTCAAAATAAAACCTCCTTAAATTTAAATAATAAAAGCACGCCTTAATTAGTGTGCTTTGTTTGATTGAGTATGTTTTTTATTGTCAATATTTTCAAGCAACTTTACTTAACCCCTGCCGCCGCTTTCAACTGTGCCGCAAGTTCGGGATTAGTGCTTTCAATCTTCATCTGTTCTGTGAGATTGAATTGCTCTTTTGTATATGGATTAACGCCGTTATTAAGGTTTGTGCCTGCTTTCGGGTTATATCCATTCTCCTTAAAACGCTTATTGACTTCTGCTGTTACCGCCTTGTCAAACAGTTCTTTAAAAGCCTTTACTTTTGTATTGATTTCTGTTTCATCTTCGCCCATAACAAAATCAATAAGTGATAATGAAACTTCGCTACCGTCGTCAAGCCCTGCTTCCTTAATTGCCTTTACAGCATAAAGTCTGTTTTCTTTATCTGTAATTGCCTTTTCACGCTCTGCAATCGCCTTTTCCTTTTCGTCAATCTCAATCTGTTTGAGTTCGTCGTCTGTGAGCTTTGCTTTCTGCAATCTGTCAAGCTGTCGCTTTAAGTCAACATTCTTCTTGCGTTCCTCTGCCATTGCCTTATCAAGTCTTGACTGTACAATCTTGTCAATTTTCTCAATATCAAACGGCGGTTCAGGGTCGCTGTCAGGTTTTGGCGGCTCTGTCGGGTCGGGTTCGGGCTTTGGTGGCTCTGTTACATTCTTTGACATTTCGTCAAATTCTTCTTGTGTTATCAGTTTTTGTTCTAATAACTGCTTTAACTTTTCAAGTGTCATTGTTTTCCTCCATATCCGTATAGAATAGTGTTTTTGCTCCGTATAGAAGCTATTTTTGTATATAAAAAAAGAGCACTCCATATAGAAATGCTCTTTTTTATATTTTAATTTTTTACCCATAGTTTTTTGTCAGTTTCCAAATGCGGAAGTGAGCTTTGCTACGGGTTGTGGCAGGCAATAGAGGTACTGACCCTCTTTGTGCGGGTTCAAAGCCCGCCGCATTACCTTTATGCTAATTGCCTGTGTTTGGCGGTATATCCACTTTGCTAAATATACTGCCCATTCTGAAAGGAGTAAAAAGTAAAAAAACTTATAATCAAATTAATACCAATCATTCAGATAGGCTTCAAGTTCCATAGCTTTACTAATGGACGGTTGCCCTGAATAATTGTCCTTTTTTTCTTTTGCTTCAATATAACGAATATCCCTCTCGGCTTGTTCAATCATATCAATAGCTTCATTGTCGCCTTTATACTTCTTTTTTAGTTTGGTGATGATTTCATTAGCGTTTTGCATAAACTTCACCTCTATATTATTATAGCATTTTCAACTTTTTCTGTATATTGACATAATGCACAAAAATAAGTGTCAAACTTTGGTAATATTGCGAATATACTTTATAGCATTATTGTAGTATAATATAGATGTAATAAAAAAGGTAGGCAACACCTACAAGGTTGCAGAAAGAAAACGAGGTAATTAACTATGACAAACGCTTTAATCAAATTAATGAGAGATAAATTAGGTGACGCACTTGCAAAAGATGTTATTTATCAAGGTTGTGCATTTTATGAAAGCAAATATCGTACAAAAATGTTGACTTTGAAGAAATTTTCAAAAAACAATGAAGAAATTACAGAAGAAATCAGCAAATTAAGAACATTGATTGATAATCTTGAAGAAATAGCAGACGCATTAGAATAAAAGAAAGGCGGGCATATAGCCCGCCTTTTTCTTTGCTATTTATTCTCTTGTAATCGCAATAATTTATCACGGTAATTTAAAGCGTCGTCATATTCAAATGTTGGTAGCTTGTCTAACTGCTCTTGTGATGATAGCTTATAGGCTTTTGCACCGTTCTTTTTAATGACGGTATCAATGCTATCCGTGTTTTTCATCAGCACATAAACATCAGGCTTTGTTTTAAGCAATAACGGGTCTGATACATAATCAGCATTAAACGGTACTCTTGCAACGGGAACATAGCCGCATTGCTCATAAGCATTAGCAAGAAATTGACCGTAACAATCCATTTTTGTACCGCCGTTTTCTCTTGCTGTTATAATCAAGTCATTTACAACGCCCCTTTGCTTGTAATTGCTGTTTTTGAATACGGCTGTTATATCGCCGTCAGCCTTAACCGCCACGCCTGCCATATCATTTTTAGCAACAAAGGTTTTAAATGTTCTTAATTCCTCTGTAGGGTGTGTATCAACGCTACCGCCGTTTTTATTTGCTTTTTTCGCATTATCAATAGCACTTGCAAAACGCTCACTATCTGTAGTGCGTTCAAGCCCACAATCCGCTATGCCGTTCTCATTCATTGCCTGCCTTACTGATTTGTGCAGGCTTGCGACATTAACGGGTTTGCCCGTTGCCTTTTCAAATTCCTCAATAGTCATTAAATCATATTCGAGAAAACACCTACAATTACAATCGTGTCTTGCATAACCGCTGTTTGACGGGCTTTCTGTTGTAACACCTGTTTCAAGTTTAAACTTATCGCCTACTTTAACGGTCACGCCCTCCATTTTTATATGGTTTGCACCATTCTTGCTTAATGTTGTTTTCCACTTACCGCCACTTTTTCGGCGTTGTTGCGGTCTTACACGCTCATCTTTCATTGTTCGCCAAGTCGCCGTATAGACTAAATCGCTACCGTCAAAACTCTCTTGTATGTTTTTAGCACTATCCATAAAGCCGCTTTCAACATTTCTGTGGCTTTCGGTTCGTACTATGTTGTTAGCTTTGGTTCGGCTTACATTGAGCCTTTCGGATATACGCTTTGACATTGTTTCGTATCTGTCGCCGTTTACAAGCCCAACATTCAAAGTTTGCTGAATATCGTATATAACTTCCTGCCTGTTTTTCTCTAAAATAGGTGGCAAGGTTAATTTGCTTATGTTGTTATTAACCGCCCGTTTCATTACTTCGGGTCTTACTGACATTCCCTTTGTATATTCGGCTATTTCTTCGGTTGTTTTCGCCTTTTTAACGGCTTTTGCCATACCTGAATAACAAGCGGCGTATGTTTCTTCAACAAGTTTAGTTATTTCTTTCTTTACCAATGGTGAAATACTATCAACATTCTTTACACATTCCTCTAAAAACTTTGCTTTCTGTCCTTGTGCTTCAAGCATAGCCCCTGTTAATTTGCCCTCATCATCTGCGTATTTTATATAATAATCAGATAAAAAAGCGTTTAATTCTTTCATTAACTGCTGATAGATTTTTTCAATCTTCTTATCTGTTAATATGGTTCTGTGTTCCTCAATACGCCTTACTTCGTGCAATAACTCTGCTAAACTCGTTTCGCTTGTCGGCATAGTATTTCACCACCTTTAATAAGTTTTAAATCTTCTTTGTGTAATCAAGAGCAATCCAACCCGCACCGCTCTTGAGCTTGCCCCACTTTTTAGCACCTGTACCCGACTTTTCATCAACTATGGTGTACGCTCCACCTTTGAGAATTAAACCGCACACGGCGTAATTTGTGCCTGCACCCTTACGGATATTTAATCCGTCACTTGCGGTAATCGTAACAAGATAGGGCTTAAATGTTGATTTGGCGGGCTTGCTTGTTGTCGGTTTTTTTGTAGTCTGTGACGGCTTTGTTGTAGATGAACTACTTGCGGATTTATATGTAACTCCGAAAGCTGTACACATACCTTTTGCAATTGCTTCACCGATTTTTGTTGTGTTGTTGATAATCCACTTTGCAAGTGTTGCATTGTCGTGGAACTCACATTCACAATAAACGCACTTTGCATTTGTCTGATTGATTTCTGCAAGGTCATTTTTTGAAATTCCTCTGCCGTTGCCTGTGAGCTTTACAAGCTCGTTGTAAACGGGCTGTGCGTATTTGAGATTTTCTGCGGATTTGTTGTACACGAAAACATTTGTACCCTTGCCGCCGCCTGCATTTGTGTGAATACAGATATGTACATCAGCCTTGAAATTGTTACTTTCATTGATTGAGGTGTACATATTCTGTCCTTTAGGGGCACGCTTTACGGTAAAACCGCAACGCTTCAAGGCGGTTTCTGCCGCAACTGCAATTTTATTGCATTGTTCCATTTCTGTGGTATTGCCGTATGCGTATGAATTTGCATACTGATTTGACGGACTGAGATAGATTCTTTTCGCTGACATAATTATTCCTCCACTTTCTCGTAAGTTTTTTTGAAAATATCAGGTTTACACGGGTACTTTTCACCGTTTACACCTGTGATAATGTAATCACCGATACTTGCTTTCATATCACCTTCAAGGGTATGAATAATCATTTCCTTATCGGTCTGCTCCGCTTCAATTACAACGGGCTTTTTTCTGTACCTTGCCATAACTAAACCTCCTATAAATTGATTATTTTTCTTCTTCTTTTTCTTTGTCTTTTACTTCATCTTCTTCACCCTCTTTCTTTTCACCGTTGTTTTCTTCGCCGTTGTCTGTTTCTTCTTCATCATCATTGTTCTTGTCAAAGTTTGCATACAGCGGCATATTACTTTTGGCTTCTTCTATCAATTCCATTACATAATCAACATCATCAATAAATGATAATTGAGTATAGGCAATTTCTTTTGGTACGCCTGCATTAATTAAAGCCTGTACCGTTTGTGCTTCGGTCATTGTGTCAAGCGGGAAATTGCGGACAAAATCCATAGTCACTTGTAGCGGGTCAACTGTAATGTTCTTCTTGCTCCAAGCACTTGCTAATAACTTCCACATATACTGTGCGGCGTTCATCATTTGAGCTTCATACATACCGCATTTTGTTTCTAAGCCGTGCAACTTAAATTTAAGGCTTATTCCGCTTGCAGAACCGAAACTTTCATCACCTAAATTCGGTGTTTTTGAAAATCTGTAAATATTATCTTCAAGCCTGCTTAAATGGTTTTGTGTAAAGCTGTCATTTATATTTTTTGTAAGAAAATAAGCCTTGCCTTGCTGTGTTCCTGTACTCCTGAATACAAATGAACCTGATTTTTGACCTTTTTCAATGGTTTCATCATCAATATTCAAGTTTTCAAAAATCATATAGGCGTGCACAAAGGCTTCAAGCTCGTTTGAATTATCCGACACAATCTTGTCGTAATCATCAATCAAAGTCAGCACCTTTTCTGCGTCGCCTAAACATTCTTTGTTATTTGCAATGCCTTGTAACGGGCAATAGTCGAACATATGGGGCTTTACGCTTACTAAAGTCAGCGACAACAAAGTACCTCTATATGTGTAAATATCGTGATTATCATAAAATTCAACAATCCATATTTCAGCATTGTTAATGTCTGTAGTTTTGTAGTATCTAATCGCATATTCAGGCTCGGATATGCTTGTATCAGATAAAATAATAGTTTCATAGCCGTGAATAGGCATTACTCTTTCGTTGCCGTCTGTGTCAATGTAAAAAAGTCTGCCCGAATAGCCGTATATAGCCGCTAATTTAGTGTTTTCCATATCCACACCGTACATATTGTTTCGTGTGGTAAAGTCTGTAACGGTTTTTGTTGCAAGGTCAACGCCTTCTTCACCGCCTGTTACTTCTTTTGCTTCTTGATTTTTTGAATAGCCATAAGAAATGGGCTGTCCTGCAAAATATCCCGTTTTAAAATCAACAATTTCACTAAAAAAGTCATTATTCAGCTTATTGTTAATCGGGTGTTCTTCTTCAAATCTCGGTTCTCGTGTATAAATCGGCACACCTCCGTTAATCGCCATATATCGGTTATACAAACTTTGGTTATATAGGGCGTTTGGTTGGTGTTTCTGAATGATTTTGTAAAGCAATTCTGTTGTAATGCCGTTTTCTCGGATTGCTTCAAGCTCCGCTGTAAATTTCGGCAATAATTCTAATTCTGTTCTCGCACTCATTGCGTCACCGCCTTTTCTTTCTCTTTTTTCTTTTGTAATTTGGTAGTTTTCTATCAAATAAAATGCGTCCGTCATAGGTCTTTGTCAGCCCACAACGCACGCATATACACACATCATTTATTTTTTGCCATTGATGATTGCACATATTAATTTCCTCATTTTAAACTGGTCGAAATCGAACAGTTTAAATTATATTCTTCTACCTGCTCTTACTTCTGCCGCTAATATTTCATCACATAGGGCATAACGCAAGGCGTCCAATAGGTGGTTATTAAGGTCAACGGCTCTTGCCATAGCATTACCGTATTTATCCTCTTGCCAATGGTACTGCTCAATCTCATTTTTAAAGTTTTGGCATTTTGAATGAATTACTATAGTGTAGCTCTGCAAATATCTGATACCTCGTAAAATGCTGTCGCCGCCTTTTACTGCTCCTACGGCTCTTACTCCGTTATCAGCTAAAAAGTCAATCGTTTTCGGCTCTGCACTATCACAAGTAATATAGTTATTGCCTGCAAATGCTTTAGCAACTCTTAATAGTTCATCATCTGTCATTCCTGCCTGATACCATTCATCAAGTATGTAGATTATTTTTCTTGTCTTATCTAAATGTACCTTTATCAAGGCGTTAGGGTCAGATGAGTAACCAAAGTCGCAACCATAGAACAAATGGTCGAATTGATTTATTTTGTCACTTAAATCTTCAACACGCCAATTCTGAAAAATGATATGCCCCAAAATGCCCCAATTACCCAACGAATAAACATTGTAATAATACGGGTCTGTTTCATCTTCCAATTGCTTTATATCATCTTCGGTCAGAAATAAATTATCTTTGTATGTTGTTTTGAGTATTGATAAATTATCATCTTCATAGTAGTTTCTATCATCTTGCCAACCGCCAAAAAAGGTTTTATATATCCAATGGGATTTTAAGATAGGGTTAAAAGATAAAATAACGCCTTTTGAAATATCGCTATGACCTCTCAAACGCTTTGTTAGCTGTTTATAGGCTGAATACTTTACCTCTGTTGCTTCCTCTATCCACACCCTATGCAAAACACTATCAGCAGGCGTTATTGACTTGATTTTCTCTGCGTCGTCCAATCCCGCAAATAAAATCTGTCGCCCGTTCAGGGTGCAAGTAATAGTCATACTTGATTTGTTAATTCTGTAGTATGCCATTAAACCCATATTAGATATAGCTTTGCATACCTCGTTATAGGTTGATTTGTTAATAGTGCTTGCTACATTACGGCAAATAAGATAGTTTGCACCGTTCAGGTTATCCAACACAACCTTTTGTGCTAAAAAATAAGATTTGCCGCTTGATGAACCACCGAAAAATATTTGTGTGAATTGCTTTTTGTTCATATAGGGCAAATAAGCGGGATTTACTTTTACATCAATATCAATAATTGTCACCCCTTAAAAACAACACAAAAAAACGGTTGATTTACTCAACCGCTTTTGTCTGTTGCCTTTTATTCTTCACCTAAAAAATCAAGCTCATAGGCTTTTACATCTTTATCTGATAACTTTTCACTATATTAAAATATCGTGATATTTACCGCTTGTATCGTCAATTCTTTCAACAAGGTTTTTCATAGGCTGACAACCTATTGAAAAACCTCTTAAACGCATACCGTATTTATACATAGTTCTGTACCTCTTTCTTATTCTTTAAAGGGCGGTTTTGCCACCGCCGAAGCGGTGTCACTCTGCGTTTGATTACAAAATGTAATTTTCTATATGCTTCATAACAGGGTCAAAGATTGTTACTACTGCGTATTGATTTACATAATGTGTTTCGGTTGGAATGTCTAAAATTCTCATTTCTCCGTTGTTTTTTTGCACCCACTTTTTTAGTCTTTCTATTTCTGATTTAAAAGTATCTATTTTTGTGTACGGTGTTGATTTTCTTATTCTTATTGTATAACCTGCCGCATAATAAGCATTATTTTTAAAAAAATCAAATTCATATTTTGCTCTACTAATCATTTCAATTACATATTTAGGAACTGTCATTTAAATCACCTTTCTTTAGGCTTTCGCCTATCTTTATTGTATCTATATTATATCACTTTAATGTTATAATATCAATAGGCAAAATACACAAAGAATTTACTTTAAGTTTGGCTATTTTGCTAATTGAATTATACTGCAAATATGTTATAATAAGTACACAAGATAAACAAAGAGAGGTAATTAAAATGACAAATACAATGACAGCACAAACAATCTTAAATCAGCTCGGCGGCAACAGATTTGTTGCTATGACAGGTGCAAAAAACTTTGTAGCACTTGAAAACGGTATCAAGTTTAACATTGGTAAAAATGCAAGCAAGGCTAATACAGTTAAAATCACGGTAAACGGTTTAGATTTATATGACATTGAATTTATCAAATTCACACCGTTTAAAATCAGCGTAAATCACAAGACTTGTACAGTTACTACAAGAGATGAAAAAACAGTAACAATCAAAACATACAACGATTGCTATTGTGATATGCTTCAAGACATCTTTACAAGCGTTACAGGCTTATATACACACTTTTAATATAAATACAAAAGGGCGGCGTAAAGTCGCCCATTAATTAATACAAAATAGCAAAAAAGGCGGTGTAAAAACCGCCTTTATTCTTTGTCTTGCAATCTGTAAATCTTATCAGCCGTCAAATATTCCTCGTAAATCGGAACATTTATCTTTTTGTAAAACTCTTTTTTCGCTTCTTCGCTCTCAAAAACGATAACAGAATAAAAGTTTATATTATTCCGTTCTTCAAGGCGTTCTTTGCCTTGCTTCCTCGCTTCCTTAACTTCCGCTAATCCCTGCTTCACTTCTTCGGCTTCGGGGGTTTCAAACATTTGTGTAAATCTTTCGTCACCGTCAAACATTAAATCCACATCTAACGGCGTAAATCCCATTTCTTCAAAGCCAACGCCGTAATCTTCGGTAATCAAAGCAAGTTTATCTAAATCCCAATCACCCTGCATTGACGGATTGTTAAGCTGAACATTCAAAACGGCTTCTTCTGCTTCGTCAACATCAATAACGCAAACATCAAGAGAATAGTCCTTGTTCTTCTCTAATGCGTCAAGCTGTTCAAGCCTTTGGTGTCCTCCTACAAGGTTGCCTGTTCTTTTGTTCCAAGTCAAAGTAGATACAAGCCCGTGCTTTTTCAAGCCTGCTTTTAATCTTTTCTTTGCTTCCTTATCCATAATGCGTGGGTTATATTCGGCGTTTTTAATATCAGCTCTGTTTATGGTTTGAATTGTAAACTTTTGATATTTACTATTTGCCATTCTTTACCCCCCTTTTTATAGTCCGTATTTTTCAAACCGTTCAACTCCTGCACCTGCGAACGGATAAACTTTCAATATTTTCTCATAGTCTTTCGGGTACATTTCCTTGATAGCGGATAATTCACTACCTGCTAAACTACGAAAAGAAAACCCTAACTTTTTCTGTTCAGGGCTTAAATATAGCTTTTTCATTTTTATGTAGTGTAATATTTCCTGTTTGCTCCAATAAGCAACGGGATAAAAGCGTCCTCTTTTGTAATCTATGCTACCGCTTTTCTTAATCATAGCATTTCTTACAATACTGTCTTTTGCCCGCTCTCCTGCGGCAATCCAATGTATGCCCGTCTTTTCTCTTAAATATTCATATGTATCTTTAATGCCTACAATATCAACATTATCATCATACAAGGTAAAACTTCCGTATTTTAGAAAATTTGAACATTCAAAATGCGGTATGCGTATAATTTCTGTGTTGTATCTCTTTTCGTACTGCCTTAACAATTTTTCTTGAAATTCTAAGTCAGGTACAAGATACATAAAAAATGGAACAACCCTTTTAAAATACTTAAAACACAAGTCAAGCGTAACAATGCTATCTTTACCGCCTGAAAAAGCGACAATAACACTATCCGTTACGCTTGCTTGCGTTTTAATAGGGTCGAATAATAAGTTACTCACACTTATTAACCTCCCATACTTCCAACATTGCCTTTTTTAGCCGCCGCTCTACCTCTTGCACCGAATTTACCCGCAAGACCAAACGCACGGGCTGAAACACGGGCTGACTTTTTGTACTGTGTAGCCGCACTTCCTGCACCTGTGGCTCTTGCAATGTTTTGCTTAACTGTTGCCATATTCTCACCCCCTTTCGCTAATAATCATCTTCTATATCTTCCTGCGTCGCCGCTGACACATTTATATTAATTGTAGGTGCTTGCTGTTCCTGCTGAATATCCATATCTCCTGCAATTTCAAGAATAGTCTTGACCGTTCCTGCGTCACCTGTTTTAACACCACTTTGAAACAGAGAAAACATTAAAAGCATTGTGTTTTGTATGTTTTCCTCTTTAATTCCCATTTTTTTAAGTGCTTCTTTAACTTTGCCCTCTTGAACATCACAAGATAGGATTTCTTCCATACATTCACGGGCTTTTCTTCTTTGCCTGCGGGCTTTGCCTGAATTTATGCCACCTTTTCGCCCTATTGCACGGGCTTCTTCTATGCTTCGTTCACTCATTGGAACAAGGTTATTGTTAAGACCTCTTTCCCCTGCGGGCTGTACTCTTTTCTTTTCGTCAAACCATTTTTCGCTTGACGCTTGCCTTTTCAATCGGTAAAACGGAATATCGTATTTTTCCGCAAGGCTTTTGTATGTAGCATTTGTGTTTATGTATTCTTCTCTGATTTTATCCCAATCAATATTATTCATAGTTTCAGGCTCACCCCCTTATTTGAAGATAATTTCCTTTGTGACAAATCGCCCCCACCCACTTGGCATAAAGAAGTGTCAATCCCATAATAAACCGTGTTTTTCAAAGGAAAAAAATGCACAAAAAACCACCTAACGGATTACCGAAAGGCGGTTTTTTTGAATTAAAGAAAGAAGTAATTAAATCAGTAATGTTGATACATTACAAGGTGAAAAATCCTGTAATAACTTTGCATTATTACATAATACTATTATAGTATAATATTAACTTTTTTTCAATGTGAAATTATCACAAAATTTAGTCATTCTTTTTGTGCATTTTTGATAGAAAAGCCCTGTATTCACGGAAGCATTTGTTTTCATTCCATTGCATATGTACGGCACACTTTTTCCACCTGTAGCCGTAGAAGAAACGGTATTTCAGCATTAGTATAACATCATCAAATACGCCGTTTTGTTTAAGGTCTGCCGATATAGTACGCCAATCCGACACAAGGTGTTGCTCAATAACCGCTTTTTTCTGCTCTAAACGCTCCAATTTAATAATATATTCTTCAATGGTGTTGCGTTCACCGCCACCCTTTGGCATATCGGATAAAGTCTGACATTTTGGTGTTTCAATGCTTGACCTTAATTCCTCTATCCGCTCATTGATACCGTTGATTTTTCTTCTCAACTCTAAACATTGTTCAAGTTCTCGCATTTAGCTACACTCCTACATTCCTATTCAAGCACTTCAACATTCCCTCGCTTATGTAATAGTGCTTGTCTTTTCGGCTTTTTTCTTCTATGTATTTTCCTTGCTTTTCCTGTTCGCTTTCTATGCGTTCACATATTTCAGTTTTTAATTCTTCAAGGGTCATTATGTATCGCTCCTAACTTCTTGTGGTCTATGAACCAATTCAAATGTTCTTTCAATTCCTTGTCAGTAAACTTTTTTGTTACAAATGAGGTAATCACCGTTTCATTATTCTTTTTAATTGTGATAATATTGTCAGGTGATTGCTGTATTTCATAACCTTTGTATATCATTACTCTTCACCGTCCTTAACACGCTGATTCCATTTTTCAGCGTACCATCCAATATATCCTGTTTCTTCATTGGCATCTCCTGCAGGGATAGTAAACGGCATACAGATTTCATCAAGTACACAATCTTGTTCCGTATCTGCGTGTTGATAATATTTGTGGACAACTGTTTGCCCATATTTATTTACAAAAGAATCTCTATGAAATTTCATTTCCCTGCCGCAAAACGGACAAGGCTTGATTTTTAGTTCAGACATTTTTAGTTCAGACATTGTTTACCTCCATTTTTGCACCGCAGTAAGGGCAGTAGTTATACAAATCGTTGTCTTTATTGTCGAAAAAAATAAAATTACCACACCTCGTACATTTATAATCTGCATAGCCTAAAGCTGTTCCCTCAAATTCCCATTTTGCGTGTGCGGTATTATCAATCTTTTCAATCTTAATCTTTATACGGCTGATTTTTTTAATGTGGGATAACTTAAATACACACCTATCAACCACATTATCACCATAAGTACAAAAATAGCGTAACTTCGGTATCGTCAAATTAGGGTCGTTTTCAAAGGCTTTTTCACCTGTCTTATGTAAAATACCCTCAATTACCGTGCCGTCAAAAAGGATAACTTCAACATACTCTCCTAAATGCCTTTCAAGTTCAATCCTTGTCATTGTTTCACCTCTCATAGTTTCTTATAAAACTCAACCACCGTGTCGTAATATCCGCTTTCCTTTGCTGATTTCAGATAGTCTTTTATAATTTTTTCATCTCTATCTAAATCCTCCGCAATCTGCTTTACGCTGTCACCACAATAGCTATAAACACAAATCAAATATCCTGTGTCTTTAGTGAACGGTCTGCGTCTTGCTTTTTTCTGTTTTTCTTTCTTCTTTTCAAGTCGTTCCTGCCGCTTTTTTTCAATAATAGTATCTTGTTTCAGCTTACAGTTCGGACAATAAAGGGCGTTTGATGAACCCGCTTTAAACGGCTTTGAACAAATTTCACAAGTGCAATCAAATATCATAATCATTCACCTTATCAAGCCTTTCTTTTATGCAATCAATGCAGAGTTCTTCCCCGTCGTATTCGTAAAGCTGTTTTTCTTCTCTGCAATTGTCACAATAATAGTGTATGACCTTGCTATATGGGCAAGTTCCCCCCGCACAACCAATTTCTGCGGGGCAACCTACACATTCGTTTTCTACACGCTTCATTTTTCGCCCCCCTCTAACATTTTGATTTTTACCAACGCAAACAACAGTAAACCGCAAATAATTTCGCATATAATTGTGATATTAAACGGCACTACCGCCTTATCAAATGAATTGATGAGGAAGAACATTACAGCAATGTCAACCGCCATTGCTGTTTCGGTCAGGTGTGAAGCTACAAACAGTACCGACCCTATCAAAACACGGTACAACTTTGTTTCGCTTGCCTTGCTTTCAATCTTATTTAAGCGTTTCATATCTTGTTACCTCTTTCTATAATGTTTCATTTTGACGCATTAAGGGCGGTTTTAATGCCGCCCCTCTGCGTTAATTTGCTTCGTCTTTCGCCCTTGTTGTTACCAACAAGGGTTGCTGTCAGACAAAAACCATTCTTCGCCTGTGGCTTCTTCGTGTGCCTTTTCATAAGTTGTAAAAAACTCTTGCTCGGTACACGGTGCAATTTCGCTGTGCACCTTTTCTCTGATTTCGTCGTTCATAAAATTTACTGCGGCGTCAAAATCTAATTCATAACCATTTTTGTTTACTACTTTCATTTTAAAAACCTCTTTCTTTCTGCACTTTGTAGGTGTGCTTACCTTTCTTTATTGTGTCTTTATTATATCATCATTGTGTTATAAAGTCTATTCGCAAATTGTACAAACTTTCAGTTATTTTTTTGTGTATATTTTCGTTTACTTAATGCCTGTACTGCCTATACCGCCCCTGTCTTTGTTGCCAAGCGTTGCAACATTATCAAAGACAACATCTTGCATTTTCTTGAATATCCTGAATTGACAAATACGGTCATTCTTCTTGATAATCGTATCTCTCAATGCAATAGCAGGAAAACGCCAAATATCATTATCACCGCAATAGCTTTCATCAATAATTCCAAACGAATTTGCACAAATGATACCAAAATTCTTAAAGGTGCTTGAACGGGGTGCAATGTGTGCTTCATATCCCTTTGGCAACTGCATTGATACACCAAGCGAAATTAGTTTATATTCGCCACATTTAAGCTCTACATCTTCGGCGGCTCGTAAATCAATCCAATCTGACTTTGCACCTCCGATATTACACAATTTGATTAAATCCTCGTCGTGATACTTGATTTTAATAATATTACTCATAAGTAATAACCTCCTTTTCGTTATATGGTTTTATCTTGACTGTTACGCAATCCTTGTCACCGTGAGTAACAGTATGAAAGATTTGTTTTATGTATTTTTGATTGTCGTTTTTTAGTACCTCGTTCTTCACAAGACTATCCAAAATAAACTTTGTGCTACTCTGAATATTATCTACATCACGCCGCCTTGATTTTTCTACAAAATCAATCCATATAATACACGGCTTGTCTGTAGGGTGTAGCGTTCCTTTTGCTCTTGCCTGCCTGATAGCCCAACCAATAGCTTCCTCAACATCACGCTTGAATTTTGCCGCCTGATATTTGTTTCTGCGGCAAACATTTATGTATTCATTGAGCGAACATAGCTTGTGATTTATCACGAAATAATTTTCCATTGCATTATCACCCTTAATTGTTCTTTATTGCTTCAATATCGGTTAATTTACAGATTAACAATGACCTACATTTTAAATCTTGCAATTCAGCTTGATAAAAAAATCCTTTTTCATTTTTGCGGATTATACAACCTAACAATTTGTACTTTGCATTGTTGTATAATACTTCGTTGTTAAGATTTTTCTTTACCTCTGCTAATTCCATTTTTTCACGCTCCAAAAGTCGCATACATTGCCTTGACCTGTCTAACGCAATCCAAATACAACTGCTTCAACTGCTCGTCGTTATAATGGTCGTATAATCCTGTATTCAGCTTTGACCTGAAAATTAAATCAACATCTTTTTCAAAATCGTTCATTATTTGCACCTCCTTTACAATTCAAGTAAATTTTTCATATCGTCATAGCTTTCCTTTATAGCTTTTCTGCGGCGGCTCTGCCCTGAAACTTCAATAGGGAAACACCTTTCAAGAATACGGTCGTAAATTCGCCCGTTCTCTATATCATCAGGTTTTTTAATCTTATCTATTGATAGATTGGTAGTAATAATCATTGGCAATCCTGCACGGTAGCGGCTGTCTATGATATTGAAAACCTGTTCTTTTGCAAACTCTGTGTTTCTTTCAATCCCTAAATCGTCAATCACAAGCAAAGAAAAACGGTTAAAACTATCTATGTATTCTTGCTTTTCAAAAGTCGCTTGCAAAGCGTTTATTATCCTTGCAAAGTTTGTTACTAATACGGGATAACCTTTATCAATCAAGGCATTAGCAACTTCACAAGCGGCGTATGTTTTGCCCGTTCCAACATTGCCATATAACAATAAGCCTTTGCCCTGCTTTTTCATTTCGTCAAAGTTTTCAACATATTTTTTCATAGCGTTTGTTACTCGGCTATTCGTCATATCGTCATTTTCAAAAGTCCATTCCTGCATATTACTTTCGGGAAAACCTGTACGCCTTAAATCTTTTATTTTTCTGCCAAAGTCAGCCTGTTTTCTTTCGGCTTCCTCTTTATCTCTCTTTTCAGCTTCGCATTTACAAAGACACATAGGACGGCGTATAGTGCCAAATAACATTACTTCTGTTTGCTTTTTGGTGTGACATTTACCGCAATATAGTAATCCGTCCTCGCCTATATAATCGCAATCGTTGGTAGGGATAGCCGTTTTACTTTTCTCTATCAAACTTTCAACAGCGTTTTGCACACTCATTTATTCATCATTCCTTACTTTACTTGATAAAAGCTAAATCATCTTCCATATCAGGGTTAAAGCACCAACCGTCATTTTTGCTTGTATGTGTTGTCTTGTTTGCATAATTTCCGTCAAGCACTTTAGCGAAGTTGCTGTCTTTTACAAGCCAATCAAAACTTGCTTGCCAATTACGGTTGTTTGCCCCTTTCAAAAAGTCGCTTGCTTCTGCCTTTTCAAACATTTCCTTGAATTGTTCAACAGAATATGTTTTCAATCGTGCTTTTATTGCCTGTTTTCTTTTGTCTGATAATACAGTTAAGCGGGGGAACGATATGCAAATATCGTTATACATATCAGCTATTTGCTGATAATTTATTCTTTCTCTATTCTTATTCTTTTCTTCTTCTTCTCTTATCTTCTCTGTGTCATTACATTCCATTACAGTAACATTACTGTAATCATTACATTTTTCTTGCAATGCAAGTTGTTTCTGCTTTTCTCGGTGTGCGGCTACTCTTTTACGGTTTAATTCCTTGCTTCTTTCTAATTTTTCAAGGCTTTGGTGTTTTTCCCAATTTGGTATAGTTATAGCACCGTCCACAATCTCAATCATTCCGTACTGCTCAAATACCTTTAAGGCAAGCCTAACCGTGTTAATGGGTCGCCTGAAAATCGTTGCTAACATTTCATCAGTATATGCAATTCGTTCATTCATCATAAAAACGCCTGAATTGTTATGCTTTCCTGCCATACAAAGTAATTTGAACCATATAACAATAATTGCGTCTGCCTCGGGCATACTCTCAATGAGCAATATTTTATCGTCGTCAAAAATATCTGTGCATATCTTTATCCACTTAACATCTGCCATTGTTTATCCCTCACTTAAAAACCCGCAACCAAGATTTTTATAAAAATCTTCTCGCACTTTCTTTTTTATTTCTTCAAGGTCAATAGTTACAGTTGTATTTTCTGCTATTTTAATATTCCTGTAAGCGTGCTTTACTGCCATATCCGCCGCAATCGGCTCTATTGATTGTTGAATACACGGATTTGCTAATGATTCTTTAGGAATTAAATAAGCACACGCTTCCATTCTCTTGTTATCGCAATCGTCGTAATGCTCACAAGCGTTGCATATTTTACTAACTTTAGATAAGCCCATTGTTTACACCTCCATTGATATTTGGTCTGTATTAAGGTTTGCAGTACACGCAATATTTAATGATTTTTTTGGGTTTTCTCGGTAATACTTTTGTATGTAATATTTTTCTCGTTCAAGAATATTTTCAGTTTTCGGAACAATCTCTATGACTTCAAACTTATAATCTGTTATATCCTTAATCGGAAACCTTGCCGTTTTTAAGTGTTGCCCCCAACGAAAGATAGGTGCATACATTGTTTGACCGATATAAAATTCACCTGTTGACTTTTTTGAAATCTTGTAGATATATCCTGCTATATCCTCTGTAAACATATCTTTTTGTATGTAAAATTCTTGTTCATCATCAGGTCGTAATTTTGCGTGTTCTCGCTCCTCATATACTTGTTTGCATTGTTGACAGCAAAAACGCTTATTTGCATATTCATCTATGCCATAAAATTTAGTTCTTATTTCATAGTCGTTAAAATATATTGCCCTACCGTAGTAAGTTTCTATGGTTGCACCGCAACAATCACAAGTAAAGGTAATTTTATTGAAATACCGCTCTGTGTTGTAGCAATGTTCCCCTATGATAATGCAGTACAAATCACCTGCTTTTAACTTTTTCGAGTAGCGGAAAGCAATGTTTTTTCCGTACTGATTTTTTATTATCTCTTTAAATTGCTCTCTACTATCGCATATCAAGCAATCCATAAGTAGTTCAATATTTTCTGCTTTACTCGTTGAAGAATACAGACCAAAATCAATGTTCTTTTCACGATTTTTGGCGGCTGTTTCTTCGTCAGCAACTTCATATATTCTGTATAATATTTCAAGCATTTCAATAACTCCATAATAAAAACCTCTGTACGGTTGAGGTGGAAGCTCAAACCATACAAAGGCTTACGGTCATAGTATTAAGTTTGCACGCCATAGCGTAACTTCCACTTACTCTATGACCTTAATACATATTTTACCATATAAATTTTGATTTATAATTTCATAAAAGAATTATAAAAAGTTTCGTTATGACACATTAGGTGTGTGAATATTCCCTGTATTGTTCTTCCTCTTTGCGTCGTTTTTTTGCCGTTTCAGATGATACTAAATCAGGGCGTTTTTCTTGGATTTTACGCCTACAACGGCTCACCGTTTCCCAATTAGGCAACTTATTTGTGTAGTGATTTTTCATTACTACCCAAAATGGATAATTGAGAATTTCAGGGCATATTTTTTCACAAACACATAACATCAAAACATAATCGTCTTTCCTTGCTTGTAAGTTACCTTCCAACACTTCCGATACTATTTTTTCCATACTCTGAAATTTTGGCATATTATTTCCTCCTTTTTAGGTTTAAAAAGGTAAATCATCATCTGTAGGCATATCCGCAAATCCCTGTTGATATGAAGGATTAGGAACATATCCCTGTTGTGTATAGCCTTGCTGTGGCTGTGGTGCTTGTTGTGGTGCTTGTTGATATTGTGGTGCTTGTTGATATTGTTGACCATTTGCAGGATAATTGTTATACCCTTGCTGTTGATAATTTTGCTGTTGGTTATTCTCTCGCTTTTCACCTGTGAAAGATACGGTATCCGCAACAACTTCCGTTACATACCTGTTTGAACCGTCTTGTGCCTGATATGTTCTTGTTTGGATTTCACCTACAACGGCAATCATTGCACCCTTTCCAAAGTATCGGCACACAAATTCCGCTGTACTTCTCCAACATACAATGTTGATAAAATCCGCTTTGCGTTCCTCGCCTTGCTTTACATACGAACGGTCAACGGCGATAGTGAAACTTGTAACGCTTACGCCTGTGTTTGTTGTTTTTAATTCAGGGTCAGCCGTTAATCTGCCCATTAAAATTGCTTTATTTATCATTTTTTACCCGCCTTATTTATGTAATTGTAAATTTGTCTGTCTTTCCAATATTGCTCCTTACTCTTGTAAAATTTGCACTTACCTTTTGTCTTGCATAACATTTCAGTTAAAGCTGTACATTCGGTTACTTCCCCAACTGTACATTCTTTTTTGTATGCAAAACAGTTTTCATACCATTTGCTCATTATAAATATGACCTCCCTATTAAATTTCTAAATTCTTCTCTTGTGTGTGTTTCCTCGTATTTCTTTTGACAATCTCTTTTTAACTTCAAGTCAAGTTCACGGTTGAAATGCACGCCTTTGTTGCTCATATTGTGATATTCCGCTGTCAGCCATACAACAAAGCCGTTGTCGTCAGAAATTTTGCGTAATCCTGTACCAAAATAAATATGGTGGAGGTGCAAGTTATCTGTCCTGCCCGTTATATAGCACTCTTTTTCTGTCTGTAAAATACTATTTTTCTTCATTATCCTTACCTTTCAAACTTTCTAATAATGCAGATAATTCCATAAGAAAAGTAATACACCTTTCGCCATAAATACCGTATTTATTTAACAGCTCAATTATCGGACTTAACTGTTCATTTTCTTTCAATTCTTTGTTTACAATTCCTGTAACAAAACTGCTAAAATCAAATTTCATCTATTATCACCCTCTTTCCATAAGCTCGTCGGGTGTAGCAAAATGCCATTTGTATTTTTTGTGAGTTTGTCGTATTCCTTTACAACAGTTACTTACACAAGAGGGCTGAAACCCTTTCTGTGAACAGTCATTCAAACATTTAAAAAATATTTTTTCACCTGTTACAGTATGAATTGCTATAACAGCTTTTCCGTTCTTCTCGTTTGTTTTTCTTAAATGTTCCAACCATTCAGGTGTTCGTTTCATTCTGCCACTTTTTATTGCGTGTTGCGTATTTCCTTTGTATGTAGTCCATTCAAGATTTTCAGCGTTGTTGTTTTTATAATCATTGTCTATATGATTTACGACGGTGTTTATATCAGGATTAGAATTTTCAATGAAGTGTAAAGCAACAAGCCTATGAATAAACCGCCTTTCTTTTTTACCATTTGCTTTTAATTCAATGCGTAAATATCCGTTTGAATTAGGTTGTGGAGTTAATGTTTTACCTTGATAATGTACTAATCTACCCAAATTATCTAATTGTTCCCTTTTGAGCGACCTAACATTACCTTTGTTACTTATTTGATAAATTCCCTCAAACCCTTTTATGTCTTTCCATATTTCTGTCACTTCTGTTCCTCCCACAAAGCCAACATTGAATTTATCTCATTTGGAGTTCTTGTTTCAATCCCCAATGCTTTACAATCTTGTACTATGTTGTCGATAAGTCGGCTCATTTGTAGCGTGTTATAGGTACTGCTACCATAGTAAAGATTTAAAAGTACAAATCCCTCGTGTTTGCTATAGTCAAGTTTATCAGCCACCCAACCTATTCCGTGTAACTGCCACGAATGAATAAGCGTATCAACTGCTTTTTCGTCAATCTCAATTTGTCTGTAAACTCCTATATCTTTTATGTATTGTCTATACACATCTTCTTTTGGTATTCCTTGATTTTCTGCAATTTCAGAAATCAAGTGCCAAGCGTAATTGTTTGCGTTTAGACTTCGCTTTTTTCGGTATTTTGATATTTTGATTGATAATATTTCCTCGTTTCGCAATTCATCAAAGCATTTTGCCGCTTCTTCTTTATCTTCAAGCACCAAACTTAAAATTGCTTTATCCGTAGAAAAATCAATCGCCATATCGTAGATTTTTCCTGTTAGTTCAATCGTTACCGCCCCCTGCTTTACTTTCAAAGATTGGTATAAGTTTACAAGTTATCAAAAGTAATAAAAAAAGCAAAAACCGAGCGTCACCGCTGAAATATACAAGTCCAAAAACAAAAGCTAAAACGGAAATGTACGCTATCGTTCTGCAAATAATAGATGTTATTATTGCTTTCAATCGTCCTCACCGTCCTCCAAAATATAGCCGTTTGCTTCTGCAACACTGTTGTCAATGCTTCTTAACTGTTTGATGATAGTATCATTCTGCTTTTTAATATCCTTTAACAGATTGATAACTTCATACAGCCCTTTTAATGTTTTTCCTGTGTAGTCCATTCAATCACCCCATTTCAAACGCTGTCCACAATCCATACAATAGGTCTGATTTTTAAGCACTCTGTTAGGTTTGCTTCCAAGTTTATTTAGTTCACCTTTGCAAGCGGGGCATAGTCCCCAAGTAACAACGGGTGTGCAAATATCTAAAGGCTTTTTAGGTATCTGCTTTTCAACCGCTTCTTTAAGCGTCATTCCTATTGTGAGTTCACACTCTTTCATTGCCTGTTCAACACCGCTTTTTACGGTTTTGTCAAAATCCTCTTTTGGTATTTTAATTGTTACTTCTTTATTCATTTAACAAAATCCTTTCTTTTGCTAACAAAGTGACGCATTATGTATCTGCATATTCCCATTCTTTCGGCTTATCTCTGTTTTGGTGCTGATGAAGAAACACATACTCGCTATTTTTCTTCATATTTGCAAGCAACCATTCCGACGCTTGTGTGTGGGATAAATGCCTTTCTGCAACATTTAATTCATAGCAATATTGCCCTGTGGCTGTCTTTTCTCTTATTCTTTGCTCTAAATCGTCCTCGTCGTAATTTGCTTCAAGCATATACAAGTCATAGCCCTTTGCCGTTATGCCTTGCAAATGTCCTGTATCAGTTGCATATATAGCCTTTTCGCCGTTTGCAAACACTCTGTAACCGCTGTTTGGCACATTATGATATAACTTGATAGGTGATACTTTGAACGCCTTATAATCGTAAATCTTGCCTATCTCGTACACATCAATGCTTTGCTTCGGTATTCCTGCGTCTATAAGCGGTTTAACAAGCCATTGACAACAACCAAAACGGAGCGTCGCCCGCTCATCTGCAAGGCGTTTCAGCGTTTGCGGTCTGAAATGGTCGCTATGCAGATGAGTAAGTAATACAAGTTTTAATCCTTTGTAAACTTCCTTTAAGGCTTTGAATGAAACGCCGCAATCTATCAAAATACAATCGTTTAAGACTACGGCGTTACCCTGTGAGCCTGTGGATATGATATTGTAATTCATTCCCCTAACAATTCCTTGATAACATCATTAAATGTTGTTGCTTCATCATCAGCTTTCACAACTTTATGTGCTAATGCTCCCGAATACAATTCATCAATCAACACTTTTATCGGAATATTGGTATTTTTGCTAATATCATAAATTGCTAACGATAACATTTCTATAATTTCTGCACCGTTACCGTTTATTTCAACATGTGTGCTTTTTTTGCCTTTTTCGATTACAATACTTGCTTTTTCCATAGTTAATAGTCCTTTCTTAAATATCATTCATTGTTACAACATCATCAACGGGCATTGCTTCAACTTCTATAGGCTCGTCCTGTTGTATGATTTCCTGTTTTGGCTGTACGGCGTTTTCTTTTGATAAATCAACGCCCATTTCTTCGGCTTCGTACATACCGCCTAAATCCTCAATAAAGGTTTCTCTTAATGCTCTGACTTTTGCAACCTTTTCAACCATTGTTGCACCTTTTCCCTGCCAATTAGCGTTAAGGCTACCGTCTTTTTTGTGCTGTGCAACTTCATCAAAAGATACACTACAATATGTCGGGTATTCCCAATTTTTGCGGTACACTTTTGCCCAACCGCCGACAACTTTTTCTTCTGCTTTAATATAAAATGTGCCTTTGCGTTCAATGATTTCCCCTGTTTCAATCACCTGTACATAAATACCGCTTTCCATACCGTTATAAGCAGGATTAAGGATTGCTCTTTTAAGTACAGCGTCCTTGCCGACAACGATTTGTGCAGGCTGATTGCCAAACTTGATACAATACGCTTCTTTCAGAAAAGGATTGAGCTTTCTTGCCTTGCATAATTCTGTGAAAAATTTAAATTCAGGCATTGTAATTTTGCCGTTATCGCTTCCTACAATGTAGTTTTGAACAATGGTCGGTGTAAGTTTTACTTCCTGACCGTCAACTTCATATACTACCGCTAATTCTTTCTGCTGATTATTCATAGTCATAGCCGTTCCTTTCAAGATATTCCTTTAATTCTCTTAACTTTGTGCGTGTACCCCTTACAGTAAATCTCAAAGTCAAAATCGGTTCTTCCTCAACGGGTGGTGCAAGCGGTTCAACTGTCGGCGGTGCTACTGCTTCAACCTTTGCGGCGGCTTCGGCTCTTGCCTGTTCTCTTGCCTTGCGTTCTTCTTCTCTTGCCTTTGCTTCCTCAATAGCCTTGTATCTGTTTGTTACCGCTGTAATAGCACCTGATACATTCAAAGACTGCTTGTATTCGTAAAGGATTTCGTCTTTGTGTTCCTGCGTATTAATCAAGCTCAAATCATCACAAATACGGTCAATAAAGGTTTTTGCCTGCTCTTTCAGGCTTTTCATACTTGCGGATAATGTTACATTGATATGTGCATTGTCAAAGGTTACAAAGTCAATCCCTGTCGCTGTCAGGTATTCGTCAAAATACTCTTTAACTTCGGTGCGTTTTCTCTCTTTCAACTCATTCTCTATGCCGTCAATCTTCTTTTTCAGCTCAACATCAGCCTTTTTATATGTATCTGATACACAATCCTTATAAACTGTTTCAAAGGCTTCATAAGGTGTCATAATCGCCTTTTTTACAGCCTTGCGTCGTTCTTCAAAGTCTTTCAAATCTTTGTTAAGGCTTATTCTGACTTTCTTTACTTCCTTTACAGTATCTTCGGTGCAAACAAGGCTTAAAGCTGTTTTAACCTTTGCGTTTACTTCCTCTTTGATTGCCTGTAAATGTTCCTCAATTTGTGGAAGTTGTCTTACCACTATAATGTTTTCGTTCATATTTTACTCCTTTCATTGCTCTTTCAATCGACCACTTTAACCTATTTAATCGACTTTCAAGAGTATCATATTTTATGCCTAATTCGTCAGCCCATTGTGACATTGTTTGAGTTTTGCCGTTATAGGTTATTAAACGGTTTCCGCTATAATTGTTCATCTGTGCTTTTTGAGTTATCCACCGACAATTAGACGGCTCATAATTTCCGTCTACATCTATGCGGTCAATAGTAAGGTTGTCAGCGTAACCATTTGCCATTGCCCATTCGTAAAACGCCTGAAAGTCGTGCAACCATTCATCACATACCGTTATTCCTCTACCGCCGTAATATTTATAGTTAGAAGCGGTTTTACAATAACATCTGTTTTTTATTCCCGCCCATATCGTGTATAATCGGCTTTCTCTTTTTCCGTGTGTTTGTGACCGCTTTTGGGTAATCTCTTTTCTCAAACAACCGCAACTTTTTGTATTGCCACTTACCAAACTTGCACTACTTGCAAAAGACCTATTGCCACACTCACACAAACATTCCCACATTGCTTGATTATGTTTGTTGTTTTCTACTCTCTTAATGACTAACAACTTACCAAACTTTCTACCAACTAAATTGTTAGACTTGCTCAATTTATACCTCCTTATAAAACTCATATCTGTTATCTTTGTTTTCATCTTTTATTGCATATGCTACAATTGATGTTGTCATATCATTCACACGGTTTATTACCTCGTTTTTTCTATCAATCATAAAAACAACTTCCCCTCTTGCAATTTCATCAATCACATCAAAACTATAAATACTTTCATACTTCGTCATTTTTTACACCTCTTTCATTAATTTTCTTTGTGAAAAACTCCGCTATCAATCTGTGATTATGCACTTTGTCACTTTCAATCAAGCGGACTATTGTTTTTCTTTCGTTTCGCATTGTTCCACCTCGTCAAGTTTCATTAGTTTGTACATATCCTCGTCAGCAACATTATAAGTACGCTGTAATCTGTCCCAAAATTCGGCTTTACCGTTTCTTACTCCTCGCTCAATAAAGCTGTATGTTGCACGGCTAACGCCCAAATCATAGGCAATGTCTGTTTGCCTTAATTTGCGTGCTGTTCTGAACACTTTAAGATTAGTTCTCAATAATTATCACCACCTTTCAAGTTTTCCCCGTATAGCCGATAGGTCAGCTTTTTTTAGCCGTAGCCGTAGCCGTAGCCGTTGCCGTAGCCGTCGCCGTCGCCGTAGCCGTTGCCGTAGCCGTTGCCGTCGCCGTAGCCGTTGCCGTTGCCGTTGCCGTTGCCGTCGCCGTAGCCGTTGCCGTGATGGAAGGCGACAACATCAAGGTTATTGAAAACAGCGAAGGCGCCCGCACG